AACTGTGAAGAATGTGTTGAGGTTGATACCCTCGAAAGCAAGAGCTTCCTCGTGGTTCTTCCAACCAAGTTCAAAGATGTTGTTCAACAACTCACGGTTGATGTGCTGAGTCAATTCATTGACGAGTTCTGCTTCAACCTGTGCAAGAGCGTCGATACCATAAGCCTTGAGGTCTTGGATTTGCTCACGAGTGATAGTACCTTTAACCTGAATGGTCTTGGCTTCTACCTTCTCGGTGAAGACGTTCAATGACATCATGTTGCTTGGTGTTGATTCACCAGTTGCTCTGTCATAAGACTGAGCTGACATTGGATTACCATTCTTGAAACCGGCACCAGTGAAACCAGGGATGAAATCTTCAAGAGCCTTAACAGTGTCGATGTCGATTACATAGTAACCAGCAATCTGTTCTGCATTCTCACCCATAAGTGTTTCAGCGAGTGATTGACTTGCACCTTCACCACCGTTCCATTTCTGTTCGTTGGTTCTCAATTTCTCCTGAACCTGGAAGATAGGACGACCGTCGATACGACCAAGTGCAACGAAGATAAGTTTGTACTCACCAACCTCAGTTGTGTAACCAGGTTTGAAAGCCTCTTGGAGTTCTTTGTAAGAAGCGGCGTGATTTACAATATCCTTTTCAGAATCGGAATCACTACCATCTTCTTTTGCAAGGGTCAATTTAACCATGAGAGGAGCAGTCTTAGACTCGTTACCCATTGGCCATTCACCCTCGAAACGAGGAGCGATGTTTGTCTTACCACCTTCATAAACATAGTCCATATATTGGAGGATTCCGAGAGGACCCTGCATTGGAACTACTGGAACGAGGTCGAGAGCGATTGTCTGTGCAGCAACCTGAACGGCGAGAGGGAGAAGTGAGAATGGGTTGTCACCACTACCACGTTGTCCATCATAACCATTGTTAGGGTTAGCACCTGGGAAATAGATGTCGCCCATACCGCCAACGTTCATACCTGGGTTAAGGTGAGCATAACCAGCTACTGACTCGTTGAGCTGTTGTTTTTCATTCATATCGTGATAAGCACAGTATTTGCTCATCCATGTCAACTTAGCTCTATCAGTAACACCAGTTGACTCAGTAATAAAACCTGACCAAGCCTTCAAAGTTTCGGCTTCGTTCAAAATAACGTTTTGTAACATAATTTTTTTTTTCTTTTTTATTTTGTATATAGTCAACTGAAGTACTTTGCTTCTATTTACTTCAAGTTTTTCTTATTAGTATTTATGTAAAATACTTTTTCGCTTTTGAATGTGGGTATTTTACCCACATTCTCTATATTTATGAAAATTTTTTTTACCGTCCAATCGAATTAAAAATATCTTCTAAATCATGCATTTGGTTTATAAAAACTTTTAAACTAATTGGTTTATATGACATAACTATCACTGCACCGAGAAGTTTATTTCCATAATATAAATTATATGTATAAATCCATTTAATATCTTCATTGTGTTCTATCAATTGGTATAACTTATAATCAACTGTTTTCAAATCATCTCTACTGATATATGTGAATTGCTGTCCAACAAAATCTTCGTTGTCGAAGATGTCATATCTTGTTATATGTTCGTCTTTTAGTTGTGATGTGTTTACATATGGTACTCCAGTTTTACAGATGTCCATGGTGACATCGAATTTTCTGAATGGAAATGATGTCGTCATATTTTCAGAACCATTATGATATTCTATCAAATAGATGTATTCACAATCTAATGATTTTAAAACTATCCTTAGTTTTTGTTTTACGTCTCTATATACTTCTTTAGATTCAATCAACTTTTCATTGTGGATTTCTTCTTGTTCTTTTATTACAGATTCAAATGAATTTTTTGTTTTATAATCCACAATGTAACTGATTCCTAATAAAATAACACCTATAAAAAGTATAAGTGAGACTGCTTTCTTACCATAAGTTTTTATCAACTGTAAAAGAAGTACTCCATATTCTTTTAGCCAGATGAATATAGTTTGAAACATTTTAGTTACCTCTTTCTTATTTTTTATTTTTTTTTTATCTTCTCATACGATATTTAATCATATCGGACATCATTTTTTGTCTTTCTGTCAGACCTTCATTTATAGTATTGTTTTGTTGATTTGCAGTAACTTGTTCCTCAACTTTCTTCATCTCAACTTGTTTTTCTCTCATATCACGAGTGTTCCAGAAATAAGTTGCTGCATTTGCATTGTTGATAACAAGCATCTTTGACTCGGCCAAAATTTCTTGTTTTCTCTCATCTGAAAGATTTGCCCATCTCTCTTTGAGCCTTTCTGGAATATAATTAACAAGCATAAACTCGTTTGCATTTTCAACGGCTTTTCTTGACTCTGTAATTTGTTCGGCTTCTTTCTTCTTTGCCTCTTCATACTGAGTCTTTACTGTTGATATGAGATTTCCAAGTTTTTCATTGAGGTCATTCTGATATTTCTTTGAATCGAATTTCTCTTCTTTTTTCTCATCAACTTTCTCATCAACCTTTTCCTCAACAATTTGTTGTTTATTCTGTTCCTCATTCAAAGCATTTTCTTCTTTCTTGTTCAAACTCTCTACGATGTAATCGTTGTGAGCGACAATATTATTCATGCCTTCTGCTAAATAGTTACCGAAATCCTTCAATTTTTGAATGGTTTCATTCAACTTGTTGTTTTCATCAATCATTTCATTGCAACTTTCTGCAATATAGTCTTGATGACCAATCATTTGATTCATCTTCTCTACGAGATAGTCTGAGTGAGCGATATTTTTATTTTGCTCTTCTGCAAGCATGTTAGAATAGTCAATAGACTTATCCAACATCTCTGCAAGATAGTTTTGATAACCAATTGTGTCATTCAAGTTATCAACAATGTAGTCTTGATGCTCAAGAATCTTGTTGCAGTTTTCAGCAATGTAGTCTTGGTGTTCAATCATCTTGTTGCAGTTTTCAGCAAGGTAGTCTTGATGTGAGATAGAATTGTCGAGTTGTTCGGCGAGATACATAGTATATTTTTTCAGATTCTCATATCTTTCCTCAACTTCTTTTATCTTTTTTTCAACACTATTTGTGACCAAATTTGAAATTGCACTATTATCAGTTTTTCCATCCTGGAATGTTTCGGTTGGTTTTGTACCACCCTTTTCATTTTTCACTGATTCTAACTCATTTCTATAATTTGAAATAGCGGACTGCAAATCGGCGATGATTTCAGATAGGTTTTCAGTATATTTCTGAAAATCTTCAAATGAAATATATTTTCCGTCCATATTATTTTTGTTATTTGTATCGTCTATTGTACCATTAGATGCCTTATCGGTGTTCTTGTTTTGTTGCTCACCACCAAAATCATCTGTCTTTTTACCTTCTTTACCTGGTTCTGGAACAAGTTCTGTATTAGTTTCATAAATCTCACAACTTTCAGAACTAGAAACAAGATTAAGACCTTCGTTGACTTTTTCATAATTTTCTTTCATTTCGGTCAAAATTCTTCTCGTTTCATCAGAAATAGGATTTGAATCCACCCCTTCATTCACTCTCGATAAGACAGCGTTTGCAAAACCAGGGTCTGCAACCAAATCATAAGTGAACAATTGTTGAAGTTTTACGTGACCACTTTCATCGACGGTACCGGCTGCACGTGAACTGATATGGAGAGGAATACCATCTCTAACCAATGCTTGTGCATCCTTACCCTTTGCAGTGTTGAGAAGACGAATCTTACCAACAACAGCGTTTCTTTGTGGGTCAAACTCAAGACTTTCAATCACATGACTTGCATTTGTCAGTGAAATCTCAAAACCATGTGGGTGGTCTAACTCACCTAGTAATGTATGGTTCTTAACAGATTCTTTTAATGCTTCAAGATGTGGAAGAAAGTCTGCACTTTCATATATTCTACCATTACGATTTTTTTCATTAAAAGTTGTAAATATACCGGTAAGAACTATTGACTCTTCTTGCTTGCCGAGATTATTAGTAACGGTCTCGTTAGAATAACTGATATCAGAACCCGAGCGTTCTACCACCAATACTCTTTTTTCTTTCATTTTATATATAATTTTTTTATATCTATCTCTTTATTTATGAAAAACATTTTTTAGCTATTATAGACCACCGAATCCACCACCGCCACCTTCTTCATCCTCTTCATCTTCCTTTTTCTTTTTCTTCACTGGTTTGAATTTTTCTTTCGGTTCTCCACCTATAATTTTAGAAATATCTTCCTCTTTGTATCCTTCTGCACGAAGTTCTTTTTCCATCTTATATCTCTTATTTTCTTTAAGTTCCTCATCTGTCAGACCAAACCATTTACGAACCGCCCATTCAAAATCAAAGTATGGGATTTGATTTCCTTCTGCATCGGTTTCAACGAGTGTACTCATAATTGAACCAATGAAATCAGACTGTTTCTGTAAATATTCCATCTTCTTGTTCTCCTCGAACAATGAATCTGAATACCAGTCAAGACCCATATTAACACGGAAATTTATATCCGTTGTGATTTCCTGATGTTTCAAACACATCTGGATGTATAGAGGTTTTAAAAGAATCTCTGAGAATATTGCACGAAGCCTTTTTACGAATTTTGCAAATCTAATTTCTTCACGGTTGATACCTTCGGCGGAAAGTGTATATACACCCTCGCCCTGTTCTTTTTCAAAACGGGTGTTTGGAATTTTTGAAGCCTGACGTAATTTGTCACGGAAGTATTTTAAAGTTTCTGTATCTGAGATTTCTGGACCATCACCACCCAAGTTCTGTATCTGTGGGGTCTCACCACCCTCAGAAGCCATAAAGATGTCTTTGTAGAACTGAAGCATAGGACGACCATTGGTTCTAATTTCACCGGAATCCCAATCAAAGTCTACAAGTTCTTTATAATTAGACATTGCCTGAGCAAGTGTCTGACGACCTCTTGGAGACTGAACAGAACCGACGGGAATTATGTATTGTGTCTTGTAACTTGCATTGGTTACAGCCCAGATGATTCTTGTTGCCTCCATCGTTCTTAAAATGTTGAATGAACGAATAAGTCTTTCGACATAAGATATTCTTGAAACTGCATCCGCTTTTGCATAGGCGAGATATATAATCTGTGAATCATATAATATCCTATCTTGTGTCGCTGTGCCATTCGGTGACATTTGTTGATTAACAAACCATACTTTTTCATTTGTTGCAGGGTCGATACCCGGTGTAAGCATTGCCGGGTCAAGCTCGACAAAACCGATAATTTCAGTTTGCTCTTTATTATAAACAATTTCGAAAGCAAGAAAACCATCTATTAACCATTTCCTGAAATAGTCTGTTGCTTGAACCGTATCATAAAAACCAAAATAATTATAGAGTTTATTGTACTCTGCATTATATTCTTCCATAATATTTTGGTCGACTTTGTAGTTCAGTGCTGCACTTGCAAACTTATTTGCACCATCAAAGCAAACACATTCCTCACAGATGATGTCAAGTATTTCCTCGATTTCATCCTGTAAGGCATATCTTCTTAATTGTTCTTTTTTCTTTGCATAATTTTCTTCCGAAAGGTTGAAATAACCTTTTGACAAAGATGGGTCCGTAGATGACATACGAGCAAACAAAACTTGTACCGCTTCATCATTCAAAGAACCAACTTGTGCCGAATTTGGAGATGAATTTAAAACCTGTCTTTGTAAATCTAAATCTTGGGAACGGACATTTTTTATGACATCATCCTTGTAGTTCATACCGAATGATGAAAGTTTTCTCAAAACCCTTCTTACCGGATTTGGATTTATCGTATTATTTCTATTATTTCCTGTTGTAAAACCAGACATACAATATGTATTTAAATAACTAATTTAATGTATTTATGAAATAAAAAAAAAAGACCATTTGCTTGGAATGGTCTTTTTTTATTTATTATTTTTTTACTATAAGAATGTCAAAACTCGAAGTCTTTTTTAAGAACGTATTTACTGAGTTTACTAGTTTGTCAGATTCAAATTTCCATACTCTTGTATTTGCATTTTCAAAAGGAGTTACCTTATAGTATCCTTCTGGAATGTTAATTAAATCATTACCATATATACCATTATACATTATTTGACGAAGATATGTGTCATTATCTATATCATTTAGACGAAATGTCGGATTTTTACGTGTATTTGTATTTTTAAATCTTACATAAATCGTATTATTGTTTGTATTGTTTATGTCATAAGATGAATAATATGAATTACCATTTGTATTTGCATTCTTTGTTTGCACATTACCATCTGTGTCACAATCAATATATTTATTCGTATATTCATCAATGACATTTTGTATTACTGTTCCAAGCAATGAAGTGAATGAAGTTCCTGACAACACATCACCTTTTTTATATGAATTTACTTCAAGTTTTTTATTTATGGTGATTGGTTGGTTGTCAATCTTCATCTTTATTTTTGCAAATGGTTGAGCATCACTCTTTATATTACCAATGTTGAAATCGGCATTTCCACCACTATCTATCGTATATGATATTCCGTTTTTAAGAGATAATCCATTCTTACCAATACCAAATTGAGCAAAATTCATGTCGGAAACATTTTGGTCAGAAATTACAACATCATTTATTTCCAAATCATCATCCTCTTCAAACATATTGTTGAAATCTGTTATCTCAATTTTCTCGAAAACCATGTCACTATCGTTGATTTTATATCTAGGAACATAAGAATACCAGACATTGTTAGTCTTTAAGAAAATAGGTTGTATAAATATAAAATCCAAGACATTATATATCGTATTGTTCAACAATATTGATGAATTTGTGATATTTGTTTGACTTATAACACTTGTATTGAAATCCGGTATATTGATGCAATCATCAACATCAACGGTTTTATATGTCAATGGAAATCTACCGAATTTCACAATGTGTGGAACGAGTACTCCGACATCTGGGTCAGATATAGTGTATATCTGACCCGTGTCTCCATCTTTCGGAAAAACTTGATTTTCCACATTATAAAAAGAATCAGTCTCTAAAGGGATAAGATTGAAATCTCCTAATTCTTCAACCCTCATTTTTGAAGATTGGTTTTGGCTTGAAGACATTTTCTTAAAAGGTCTTCTTATAAGTTCTATGTTATTATATCCACAAGTGATTGTCATTTTTCTGTATTTTATTGTTTATGGATTTTATGAAATATTTGGGTCTACGACTGGTTCAACATCGTGTGTATCACCACCAATAGTTTCCCAATCAACAGCATCTGTACCATATTGTATGTCTTTGTTTAAATCGGTACTATTGAAATTGTGATTGTCGATAGAAGTATCAGATGTTGCAGTACATAATGTTCTGAAATATTTACTGTCTGAAACTCTTCTCTTATATTTGAATACCGGTCTCGATTGTCCGAATGTCAAAATCTTGTTGTCAGAGTCTTTCTTTATTTTCAATGGTCCAATTCTGCTTCCCTCACCGTCACTGTCAAGGAATATCATTGCATTCTCCATTGCATCTGATTTTGTTTCGGAGTCAGAATATGATGCACCCATTGAAATATAACCAGTGTCTATCACCGTGACATTTCCGGTATTCTCATCTCCGGTATATATTTGTTCAGAACTTCCAACTTTCAATGGACCGATTTTACTTCCAACTCCATTAACATCCAAGAAGATTGGTGATTCTTTTGCACCTATTTTTGTATTCGAGCTATTGTATTCTGCACCCAAAGAAATATAATCAGTATCTATTATCGTAACGTTACCAGTATTTTCATTACCGATAAAGATTTGATTGTCACTTCCGATTTTCAATGGTCCGATTTTACTTCCAATACCATTTCTATCAAGGTATATGGTTGCATTATTCTTTGCTTCATTTTTAGTATCAGAATCTGAATATGAAGCGCCCATCGAAATATAGTCTGTATTGATTACAGTGACGTTACCGGATGTTTCGTCACCTATAAACACATGTTCGTTGGAACGACTTTCACCTATCTTGAATGGACCAATTTTACTTCCTAAACCATTTTTGGTCACTATCACAGGAACTGGTTGCTCGTTGTTAACAAGTGTTCCATTCAAAGTCTTCAAGGCGTTTTCAACAGTACCCCCGAACCACATACCTACATTATCGTTGTTGGCAGTAACACCGTCCAAACCTCCGACAACCTCGTCATTGTATTCGAGTTGTATCAAAGATGAAAGAATGAATCCTTTACCACCGACACCTTCAGCGAGTTCTTGTACCGTTGTAGGGTTGGTTAAAGAAGTTGTTATCTGCAATTCAGTTAATTCAACAGATAAGTTCTCCTCTTCTGCATAATATCTGTTGAATATATCGGCAATGATAGTTGGTTTTGACGATATTTTTCCAACACCATAGGCGTTCAAACTTGAAGGAATATCAACAAGTTTCAAATCAGTGTCTGTAAGTGGATTTTCACTACATCCGACAGCGAGAAGAATCCTGAATATATTTTTAAGGGCGTTGTCAAGATTTGTCTTGGTTGTTTCAATTTCCAAAGATGAACCATTTTCTCCACCATCTTCATCTATTCTTATAATCAATTTTTTATAGGCTTCTATCTCACTAAGTTCGATTTCAAAATGTATTGGTTCGCCATTTTCCAATTGTATGTATTCACCATCATTGATAGAATAATTTATAGGTTCATATTGTGTAAAAGTTATATCTATTGATTTCTTATCACCTTGGTTTTCGGAAGATATTTCAATATTTCCGAAATTTTCTACCTTTTCATCATTTCCATTAACAACACTTATACCGAATACATGCAATATATTAACATTAGTGTCTTTTGTGACGGAAAATTCAAAATTGTTATCTGAGAAATGTGGAGTTCCGTCATTGTACCCAATGATATAGTATGGTTCTCTATAATCAAGTCTTATGTGTGAAAAGTAAGAAATGTCTTCACTTTTTTCACATATGACTCCAATATTCTCCGTAATATCGACACTACCACACAATACTCTTGCATTCCTAATAACTATTGAATAATCTTCCTCTGGTTGTGGTATTTCACCACCTGGTGTGTCACTGGTTTCCGAATCACCACCATTGTACTCTTGATATTCGTCAAGGGTATTTTCATATTGTCTCACGAGTGTATAATATGAACCACTATTTGACTGCATCGACATTATGGTACTTGTCACGTTTTCTGCATTTGAACCAAATTCAGAAAACCTTTTTCCAGTAATTTCATACCACATGTCGAGAAGTTGCTGTTTCTCGACGACAGATAACCAGTCGTCAGATGTCATGTGGGCGAGTCTGTGGGTCATATCACCGGAATTGGAACCTACTGTCCAATGTGATGGGTCAAATTCATGCCATTTTAAGTCATCACTATCTCCTGTTGGCGGGATTGCATTACAATAATAGATATTACCTTCAACAAATGAACTGAGGTCTGCATTTTCAATATTGTCATTTATTTTACTGATTCCACCGAAAAACCAAATATCACCATATCCATATTCATCTGGTAAATCACTTTCTCCGAATATCTGTATTATACCATCAACGGCAGCCAAAGCCTCGTTGTAAGCATCCTCAAACTCACTGATTATATTTGAAATATTTGAAGTATCAATAGACTTCCAATAATAACCAGTTTCTTCTATTTGAATATCTACATTTTCATCAATTTCAGTGTTGTCAGTAATTTTACGAAAAATATAAAGTGTTGAAAAATCTTGTGTGTTTTTATATTCATCGTTTATGTGGTTATCGTAACTATCTGACCATAGTTTATTCAATCCCTCAGATGTACTTGGAGGTATCCCATCACCATAATATGTGTTTATTTTACCATCTAGTTGAGCCCTCAAATCATCCAACACCTCATTGACACTTGCTGCATATGCAGATTTTCTCAACAATTCTTCTTCATTATAGTATTCAAACAAAGCGTCATACAAAGCATCTTTTGAATTTTCTACAGTGAAGTTTGATGAAGAAATGCTTTGGTCAAATAAACCAAAATTATCACATATATCACCGAGAGTTTTAAACTTTGTGACAATTGGTGGTTCGGGTGACACTCTCATATTTTCAATGGCGAGCCAGAATGTTCCTTGTTGGGTCGTACCGAGATAACCAGCGATTGGTTTTCCATGTCCATCTACGGCATTACTATTTGGTATATATGTCTTGCTTCCTGCAATCTTACGCCAAGTGTTGTTCAAGAATGACATCTTTTCCGACACAGAGAAAACTCCGTCAGAATTTATATCACCAATGCCCTCCAATGCAGCGTCAGCGGCTTCTTTAGCAAGTCTTGACATATCATCTATGGAATTGATTCTACTTGTTAACTCATCTTCCAATTCATTTATTTTCAATTGATGAACAAGAGTTTTAAGATTGTCTTCTTCCATATAATATGTTGCAAACACATCACTCAACATGTTGATATGAATACTTTGATTCCACACACCATTATATCTTGTGAGATTCACAAAACCACTAAATTCAACATCTTTAAGAATTGTGTCAACACTTGTATCTAAACAACCACAAAGTATAAGGGCGGTTTCTATGTCTTTAAATTTCTTTACAAGATTATTAACAACTTCAATGACATCGTTTATATCTGAATCAGAATTTTCAGTAGTTGAGATGAAGTTTTGAAAATCAACAAAACTTGTTATAGGTGTTCCTAATGCAGATGCACACTCGTTGATAACGAAACGGAAACTACCGTCGTTACTGTTATCATCGTTGAAAATATCTTCAAGTATGTTATCATTTGCATTTCCGTCGTTTCCGAACAAATTTACACCGGCGATTTCATACCAAGTCCTTACAAGTTGGTTTTTCTCTATCGGTGTGAGAACACTGTCTGAAGCCATATTTGAGAATCTTGTGATGAACTCATCTCCTTTTTTATATCCGTTTTCCCAATCAGAAGAAAGGAAATTTTCACGAATTGTATCACTTCCAGAACCAGTGAGGTCGGTATTGTTACAATAGTATATACACCCTTCTATAAATCTTTGACGGTCAGAATTTGTCACAAAATCAATGTTTGGGTCATTCCCATCAAAACCATTGAAGAACCAAATATCACCATATGTATAATCGTGTGGTATACAGTTGAACACATTTATTGAACCATCCATACCAGCAATAATGGCATCTATATCGAGTTCGTTTATGATAGAACTTATGTCACTGGATTTTATATTCTTCCAATAGAATAATGTATTTAAGATACGTTTATCTTTTTGTGTATCAAATAATTCTTCATTTTGGAAATCATCTTTAGATGTTAATTTTGAGAACTTATAAATGTTCTGACCAAGTGTAGAATTTAAATCAACAAGTGTATCGTTAATGTGTTTATTGTCTTCATTGTTATACTCGTTTACATCCTCACCAGTTATTCTCCAAGGTAATTCAGTTTGTCTGTCAGGAACACCATTGACATACCAGTTCTGAATAGCATGGTCTTCTTGTGAGATAAGGTCATCAAGAGTTGATGTTACTGCTGAAATGTATGAACTTTTTCTACACTCTTCTTCTTCACGATAGTAATTGTACAATAAGTCTGCCAATTCTTTCTTTGCAACTGCACCAATATTAGAATTATCAGAGTTCAACTCGTTTGTCCTTGTTGTGACGAATGTTGTAGATTCTATTGTGTTGTTGAAAAGACCATTCAATTTACAGAAAGAAGCGAGATTTTTGAATGCTGTTATAAGTTCTCCAAGAGGAACATTGTATGCATCTATGTTGGTATTGTCACCTATGCAGTTCAATACAGCATTCCAGAACGAACCATTCATACTTGTTCCCAAGAAACCATTTTGTGGATTTTCTGTTGGTCTATTATCACTGTCATATTCTATATCTGCATTTTCGTTATAGTTATAACTTCCGGAAATCACATACCATGTCTTACTCAAAAATTCTCTCTTCTCGAAGACGCTGAACATATTGTCATCATTGATGGCATCTATGTCACTTTGTGCTTTTTCTATTGCTTCAAACGTCTCACCGAATCTTGTTTCAACGTTTTTCTTAAATTGGATTTCCGAATAAGTTGACAAGTCTTTATTCCAAACTGTTATGTCTGGAATATTGGTGTCGTTGTCCTGTACACAAAACAACATAGTTTCTTTCGGATAGACAATAGTTGTTGAAGGTACGTTTGTAGTACCCTCTATATATTCAACTTGTGTGTTTCCGTTCATATAGAACGCTTTCTTGACAATCCAAATGTCACCGACATAACAAGGTGCCGGTATTTTGTCTTGGTAGAAAGTGGTGCATTTTCCATCAGCAACAGATTTTGCCTCCAATGAGTTCAAGAGAGCCCTAACTACGGCAGAATATTCACTTTCATCAATTTCCACCCATTTATAATCTGACCCACTTTTTCTGAATTTATAACACTTTCTATTTACAATATCAGTGAAAGTATCACTCAGATGCAAATCCAAAGTACCTTCATCAGTCCATGTGTTTATAAGAGTCTGCATCTCTTCCGGTTCACCAAAATAGTTTTCAATGAGTCCGTCGAGTTGTTCAATTAATTCATCGAGATTGTTTATTTCAGCGATGGCCCTTGCAACATCATTTATATAGTCTTCTTGTTGCTCAAGTCTTATATTATACTGATTTAAAATGGATTCAAGATAGTTTCTCAATTCCTCAATATCCTTGCCCGATGACGTTATAATTTCTGATATATCAGTTCCTCTTAAAAATGAGTAATACACATCACTCAATCTTCCATCGGAATCATATATAAGCTGAATACCATTCTCACCACCGACATAAACTTTGTTACCGTCAGTCGTTATGATATTATGGTACATCGAGTCTATCAAATTGTCGGTGGAAATACCAGATTTGAATGTCTTCATACCGGAAATATTCTGGTCTCCGGTTGTAATGACACCGGATTGGTTTTCATCGGCTGCTGGAATAGGATTTATTTTTGCTGTGTTTCCATTTGACAACTTTATTGTTGATGATGGACCGGTGGCACCAGCCACATTCCACACAACATCATCCACTTGAAGACTACTTACACCATTGGCTATTTGTGTTTCGAGTGTATCTTCAAGTAATTCGAAGTTTTGATTGAGTGTAGTGATGGAATCGGATAGTGTATCCTTACCATTTATTCTATTGAATTTTATTCGTCTTGCCATCTTTATTCTTGATTGATTATATCGTCTAACTTATTGCTTATATCATCAAAAGCAATCATTAATTGGTCATAACTATCTTTGAGAGAGTCATAACTGTTTTTCATAGTCTGAAAATTTGCCGAAAGAGAGGAAAGTCTGTTCATCAATGTTCTATTTTCATTTCTCAAAGTTTCCAATTCGTTTTCTACACTATCAACAGAGTCTTTAATAGTCTCGTTGTTGGTGTTATAAACACCTATAAATTCAGACCCAATGCAAGTATCTTTTGTTATTTTAATCAAATTATTCATGTCTAAATTGTTTTGTTTTAATATTTAAATCCCATATATCCACAGACTGCTGCAAGAAATACCCTACTGTTTAAAAAGTTATACAGTATTCCATGTTCTATTCCAAGAGCCTTGCATATTGCTCTTCCGAGAGTGGGTCCGATTGTTGCACCGGCGACTCCACCAACAATACCACCGAGAAGACCTTCATCCAAATCTCCTTGGAGAATCTCATCCGTCGATTTTCCTTCCTTAATCATTTCGGCGATTTTGTCGGAAAGATTGTCAACCACAATCTTTTCATCCTCATTCAGTACAAATATATCGTCTGAAATTTTCTTCATATAAAATATAATTTATTATATATCGTATTTATGGATAATAAAAAAAGTCGTGGAGTTTTCCACGACTTTTTTCATATATTTGAGATTTTTTACTCAAATGCACCGGCGGCGATACCACCAGTTTTCATAACAGTCAATCTCTGTGTGAGTATCTCAAGACCCCTAACTGGTTCAATATAAATGTCGATAACACCCATATTGTTGTCAATAACTTCTTGTGTGTTATTTGATGTATCCATAACGGTTTTGTATTCATAAACACCACCGTCTGCTTTCACACCCTCTAAGAAATTATCAACCAAAGTCTTAATTTCCAAACGAGTCTGAGCAGTGTTCATTTCAAACACATACTTACGGAGAATCGTTTCAACGTTATCCTGTATGTAAATACAGCACTCACGGACGTGGATTGAACTCAATGCAGATTTAGGACTCTGTTTTGCAGTCTTGTTTGCATAAATTTCAACACCGACACCATTCTCCCAAATGATTGAGTTGATACCTGCTGGTTCAAGCCAGTCACGGTTGTCATGTACGAGAGTTGCTTCAACACCGATAACTTGGTTACCTGAGATAACACCTCTTCTCTGACCGGCGACGATTGACCAAGCGTTACTTGCATTGTACTTAGAGATATACAAGTTAGAAACGTAGGCGGCAGGTGGTACACTCTTTGTTGCACTCAAATCAGATATTCTCAAGAATGGGTAGTAGTATGCACCGAATGAAGCACCATTTTCTGCTGATGGAAGTGTGTAGAGGAACGAAGGAGTCTTTGATGAATCACCACCCTTTGCAATAAACTCGGCCTCGACTGAATTTCTTGCATTCACGAATGATGGGTCAGTTGATTTCTTGAAGTCTGCCTGTGATGGACAGTTGATGATTGCCAATGCACTTTGACGCTTCTTACAAAGAAGTGTATACACATCCTTACTTGATTCCTCAATACCGTATCCGAATGTATCTACAAGGTATCTCCACTGGATATAGTCACGGTCACAGAGTGTCTTAAACAAGTTGGACTTCGTTCCGTTTACTCTTGGGTCTTCACGAAGGACATCAAGGATTTCATTCTGTCTCTCGTTTGTTCCATTTGGCATCAATTCGTCACGGAGTTGGAAACCTTTAAGACATGTCCATTGGAAGTGTTCTGCATATTGGTCGATTGTCTTGAACTTTCTGATATAACCATCTGCTGATTTATCAACAATGTCTGCACATACAACCTTGATAGCGACCTTGGTGAGTCTTACTGCATCTTCACTGTCATCTGAAGTGTCTGCATATACACCACGAGTCTCTACAACACGGGTCAAACGTGAGAATGGGTATGTAACGGACACACCGTCTTCATCCTCAATACCAGGTACACATGAGATAACATAGTCACCGGCGACAATATTTACACCAGCGGGAACAAGTACTTCGTTTCCACGTATTTCACCAATAAGTGGACTTTCCGGTCTTGCTGTCGTATGTAGAACTTCTATTGGATAAGTGTCATTATTAAAGATAACTTCATTGTCTTCAAATTTGGTGATGTCTGTAATCAAAGGATTGGATTCTGTATATTTTACAGGTCCTTGAATTTCATCATCGTGTTCGTTTATGACTCTAATTCTACTTGGGACAACACCGACATTAAAATCACTTTCAAAAGTATATATATTTTCTGTGAGACTTCCATTCAAAAGACCATGACTGTTAATCCATTGTTTCCATGTGGTTTGTTCATCTCCTGGTAGACCTTCTACGATATCATCCGGTTTATGTGTTCCTTTATATGGACCATTTTCCACGATGATTTCATACATTGTCCATTTGTATCTATTATATGGGGCATCTGGATTATTATCCTTGTTTTCATATTTATAGACAACGACACCATCTCTCAATCCATCGTCGATAAAATAATCGTCATTATTAACATCTGCTGAAAAATACAAAAATCTTTCAGAGGATGGAACATCTGTTTTATAAGACAAGAAGTTAAAATCTATATATTTTTCATCTGTTGTCTTCAACATAGCCGGAATGTTATGTCCGATGATGTCGATGTTCTCATTGATGATACCATTGACTTCCTCAATGTTTTCAAGGTTCTCTATGTTTTCTGCACAAAGAACACCGTTGACACTTGTGTCATCATTTACAAGTTTCTGAATCCAGATATTCTGACCGAGTTTTGTTACAAAGTTAGGAATCAAAGAACCGGTGTACTTACCGAGAAGTTTCACAGATGAAAGGTTCAAGAATCTAGCAAGTTTAGTGTCAGTCGTATCAGTACTTCTGTCCTTACGGATGAAACCGTCCTTGTCAAAGTAGTTCTGATAGATGATATCAGATGTGAATCTTGAATATGGATTGTTTCCGTCTTTGTCGTTAATGTCATAACGATAGATGATTTCTGCCTCACCATCGTCATCCAAATCGGTACTTGTTGGGATACCGTTTGATTTGATTGTTGCTGGACCAAAGTCACCGGCAATAACATAAACCTCAACCATATAGTCACTTACATAAGAAGTTCCATTAAGGTATTCGGGAACATTACCTTGACCATACCAATCATTCAATGTTGTTTCATAACCTGTTGTTGCATAAGTACTTGCTTTCTTAACAAGGATAGAAACGGGTTTCTTACCTACATTGGTGAAATGAAGAATGTTGGTAGTGTAGTCACCATTATATCTGTCAATGTCACCATCGTTGTTGAGAAGTTCCTGTGCAGCATTTTTGTTCAAGTATCTTTCGATACTGTCCAAGTATGCTTGTTCACTTGCAAACCAGAACTTATCAGTGTCATAGATAGAAATCAATGGCAGTGTAACAAGTGGTTTGTTGTAGTACTTTGTATTGACAGAAAAACTCTTCTGTGGAACCTGGTCGATGTCTGGGTCAAGGTTCAAAAGATTCAAGCAAAGAATAGGACCGGCACTGAGGGCGACGAGACAACTTCTGTGAAAATAAGAACCCCTCTTTTCAAGGGAACGGTCGATTGGACCGTAAAGTTTCACAAATTGTGCTGAATTTGTCACCAACATTGGTGTGTTAAATGGACCAATCTTTGAGAATCCAACAACCAATCTCAAATTAGAGTATGTGGTTGTATCATTTGAAATGGTACTAAGGTCTCTCTCAAAACGATATGTACCAGCTGATTTCAAATTACTCAATTCTGCATCTAAAGCCATATTATTATAATTTTTTTGATATATCTTATTTATGAAAGATTTTTTTCAAATAATAAAATCATAAATAATGATGAGAAGGAGGTTTCTTCTCACAAATATATAAAATAACCAAAACAATATGGCATTATCTCATTATAGGAATAGTCAAGCCAGTATGAATAAATGGGAAGTGGTGAATCCATCGCTTTTCGAGGTCACGATTATGTCACCTTTGAATGGTGCTGTAACAGCCGATTCAGCATTGCTTCTCGAACATGTACGTAGTATTTCCGGACTTGACGGGTTGAATCCAGCAGTAGGTACCGCTGTACAGAAGTTCAAATTTGCAGAAAGACACTATGCCGGTGGTCCAGACCAGACACACTTGGAAATAGGTATCACATTTTCATTGAACTTGAACAACGCCAACGAAAACTATATCTATACTGCACTTCGTAACTGGACGAACTTGATTTACAACCCTGCAACGGGTTCTCAAGGATTGAAGGCAATCTATTGTGGAACTATGGTCATTGTTGAATACAACCGTGACGGTTCAGTCTGGAGAAAGATTACTTGTAAAGACATTTTCCCATCGGGTCAGATGACAGGTATGGGTGACAGAAACTATGACAATGTCAACGAGGCAAACGAACTTCAAATCACATTTATTTGTGACTACTGGGATGAAGAGACAATCGGTCTTCCATCAGTTCAGTAACTTGAAGAGAAAAAACAAAAAGAGGATTCCGAATGGAATCCTCTTTTTTTATTCATTATTATCTTTTCGTTCATCTTCTTTCATTTCTTTTTCGTTCTCATCTTTATTTTTTTTAAAGATTTCATTTGCTTTTTTCAAGATTAAGTCTTTTATCTTTTTGAAATTTGTGAGAACTTCTTTGTCGTTTTCTTTTTTGATGATTTTTTCAAATTCATCCACAAAAAATCCAAAAGCACTTCTTTTTTCACTGTCGTCCTTTTTCTCATCTTCTTTCGGACATGGAAGTCCGAATCCAGAAAGTACATTGTTGTAAGCACAACACATCGATATCATATCAATTGCTGCTCCATTTTCATGTTTGAAAATATTATCGTTTCCAGAAAAACAATAAAATGTAAAATTGAAAATTGCTGATGTAAATATTTGTGGTGTAAAACCTTTCGGATTTGAGAACTCTTCTACATTTGAGAAATTTTTATCAAGATTTTCAAAAAACGATGTAATTATTTTTAATGTTTTAATCACATTCTCATAATCTTTCTCATTCTCTGGGTTTATATCAAACACATCTCCAACTAATTTTATCAATTTGTCAATGCTTATTTTTCTTTTTTTTGGGAAATCACTTGATTTAAGACTTTCTGGAATATAATTATCCAAATCGGTTTCTACATCTTTCAAATTCATCAACTTAGCATATTTTTCCATATCGGTAAAAGAATATGCTTTGTTTGGTTCTGCACCTATATCTTCTAGACTTTTCTTCCTATTATTTTCCAAGTCAATAAGTTCATCCTTTTGTTGTTTTACCTCTTTTGAATTTTTTTCTTCATTCTTTTTATTTCTTTTACTTTTCACACTTTTCAAGTCTTCGGCGAATCTATTTTTTTCATCATATTTGTCACAAAGTAGTTTGTCTATGATGATTTCCATATTTGATTTCAATAGTTTTGCCCACCTTCTCAAATCAGCAGAACCGGATGTGTACTCATCGAGCATTTTTTGGTATCTCTCGTCGATTTTCTTTATCTGTTCGACCATTTTCTTTAACGAAGGATTTTCGTCCATCCTGGTGTCTATATCGAGGTCTTTATGAAGTTCTCTGAAACTTTTTATCGACTCGTCTGTAACACCACCCTTTTTTAACTCACTTTCGGTTGAAAAGGCGAACATACCTAGAATATCTTCAAGTGGGAAAGTTTCTTCACCATCTTTGTTTTCTTTTTCAAATTTTTCCTTTGCTTCGACTTTGGCTTTATATATCTCACCAGCCCACTCAACAAGTGTCTGACGGACATTCTGTGAAGCGTTTGGATTTTTCACCTTTGTTAGATAGAATCCATTCAATTTGTCGTCTATCTCACGAAATTCCTTTTTTATAGAATTTTCACCTTTTACGAGACTCCACATATCTTTTCTCAAAATGGCTCCAAAAAGATTTGTCAAAAGACCCTCGTTTAAACTCTCATAATCTTCTTGTAAAAATTCTTCAATAGTCAATATGTTATTCATTTTTTATATTATTATTTGATTTATTATTGGATTTCCACTTACGTTTCCAATCATGGTGCATGGGAGACCGTATACTTTTCCACCCACCATGATTGCACCGGTGGCGGTTATCTTACCACGATGGAAAGTAGATGTAACCGAGCCAGGAAGACATAATGTTGCCTTTCCTTTATCTATGATTGTATCATCCGAAACTATTATTTTATCAACAAAACAGATACCCGATTTTTCCTCTGGAAATACTTCACCGACAGACGATATTGTTATTGTTTTAAAATCAATCTTATCGAATTTAAAAGTAAGGATATTCACACTTGAGTCATAAAGTTCTTTAACCTGTTGCTCATCGTCATCAAGTTTTACTGAAATTGAACAAACTTCGTTGTTGTATTTCATACAGTAAACCTCAATTACCGTTTCATTTTCCACAACCGGATTCGAAAACGACAAATATCCGTTTTCATCCTCATTTCCAAATCTTAACATAGTATTTGTTCCACTATGATAGCAATACAAATTCTTATAGTCAGTTGGAGTACATGAAACAAACATTTTCGAAATATCTGTATCTGGTGAAAATACGATGTCATTTGTCAAAACATTTCTTTCAAGATTATGTTCACCAACAACACCTTTGTTTATGTCTATTCCACACAATGAAATCAAAGACTGCATTGTAAAATTCACAAAATTCAAATCATATGGATTCATGTTTTCACTATCACTGTCATCGTCCCAATCCAAGTCGGAATGAATATCTATTGAATCTATCTTCAATCTGATATTTGATTTAACACAAATCTGCATGACAATATTTTTTTCATCTGTGTGCCAACATTCTTTTAAACCAGATAAGTTCCATTTTGAAAAAATACAATTAACCGGAATAGACCTTACGATGATGAACTCCCCTTCCTTAACGGTTATCCTGTTTTCGAGAAGTTCATATTCTTTGTTTCTATAATAATAGTTGAACAGTGAATTTTTTGTGTCAAATTCAATTGTGTATGTTTCCCTTTTTCTATATATTGCTGCAATATTTTTATCGGAATATATCTTGAAAACAATTCTATGATTTGTAGAATAATAATAATCATCACATTCGTCGTCGAGTTCTGAATCTAAATCAACCCATCCGACAAAAATATATGATTCTGTATCGTATGCTTCCAATACGACAGTATCACCCTCGTAATAAGGACCTATTTTTCCATTGATGTTTGATTCTGATATTTCTTCCAAATCAGTATCAACAGAAACCACGTTGAGGTTGAATTTCCCCCTTTCCTTGAATCCTTCTTCCAAAATGTGTTTGTATTCAATTTTCTGTAATGGTCTAATATATCCGTCGTCACTTGGGTATGTATATGTACCGAGTGTGCATCCAAAATTTCCGGTTAGAGTTATAGAAAGGGCGTCGACCTTTCTCAAATCGACAACATCCTTTGTAACATTGTCGACAACATAAAAGTCAAAACAGACATCTTCACCTCTTGTTATATTTTTAAGACAAGGGAAATAAAGTGAATATCCTTGTGGGCATGGAGAATCACCACAACCATTGCCGGTTGAGTTCAGCATCATAATATTCTGTGTGTATGCAACTCCATTCACAATGTTTGTTGTCGATGAAAAATTACCGTTGTTATAAGTATATGTAGGCATTTATCTTATAAGATGTATTATATCTTATTTATGACATAAATATATTATGGTAAAAAAATTTATACAGTTCATAAACGAGAAAAATGATTCAAACGGAAGAGATATAATTTCCTTTCTCGAAAAACTTACCCAGATAACAAGCGGGTATCAAAAGCAAATGTATGAAAAAATGTTATCTGATTCAAAAATAATAAGATGCACATCAATATATAGTATTTTTTCTGAGGATGAAATAAGAAAAATAAAAATGGAAATACATCCAAGACAAAAAGAATGCTACAAAAATTCATATCTTTTGACTGAGTGTGATATACCAGATATAATGTATTGTGAAGGATATATGAGTTGCATGGGTATCCCGATAGAACATGCATTCAACAAAATTGGTGACAAGTATATAGACATAACCGCCGAACTCGCTTTACATAGAGACATAGACAATGACGAATATGTTGTATTTGGTGAATATACAAACAAAGAAGTCATGGATGTGATTAGTAAGACAAAATTCTATGGTGGAATTTACAATAAATTATTCATAGAAAGTATAGAAAATAAAAAAGGGTGAGAAATCACCCTTTTTTATTTTTGTCTTTTTAATAGATTGTATAGATGGATAATAAGTTCCATCATTTCCTTTTTATCACTATGAATATCTGTTGATATATTTTCTTTGATTTTAGCAACAGTTTCCAATATTCCATAATCCAAAACGTCTTCAATGGATGGAAAATATGGTTCAGAAATAGTTTCAACATTATCAGTTGTCGTGTCTTCGATGGTGTATGTTTTATTGGTGATAAACTTGTTTGCATACCATCTTGCAATTAGTTCAAGAAGATAGAAGTGCATATACTTATTTTTACATCCGTTCTCATCGAATAAATTAGAATAGTATATTATACAATTTTCGAGATGTGGATTTGACATATTACACAAAGGAATAAAGATAGGTTTGTTATCTTCATTGAACGTACCACGTACCATAATTCTTCTAATTTCATCAAATGGACTGTCTGAATATACACACATGTCTGTCATCTTTTCATTATTGACAGACAAACGAATATAGTCAGAACCTCCGTCAACAAAGTAATATTCTCCGTTTTTGTCTGTGTGTTCAACATATTCATGTCTGTATCTAGATGTCAGAATCGTTCCATCGGGTGTTCTCCAGCGATTCAAAATTAAAAATTTTTCTTTTTCCATAATTTAATCCCACATATTTTTCAAATATCTTGCAAAAAGTTTCAATCCACATTCCATTTTATACATCTCTTCTTCTGTCGGGTCGTCTTTTCTTACAATTTCAAAAGCGATTATTATTCTTTCAAGAATATTGTCCCATTCGTCACTTGTCATATTTTCCGGAGTACTGTAGTGTTTCTCTTTAAACGCCTTCAATCTTGGAAGTATAAAATTTGATATTGTATTGTTCAAACACCACAACTCGGAATCATCAAATCCACGTTCAAGTCTTTGTTTTTCATATATATTCCAATTACTGTCGTTTATATCTATGGTGGAAAAATTTACATTTTCCATCTTATAAACGTCTATTTTCTGCTGGGTGGATTTTTCAAAAAAATCATTGTCATAACAATAGTAAAAATTGCAAAATTCTAAGGAACCGACACCATCAAAATTAGGGTCTATCGTATATTCCTTTGTTCCTATTGTACATTGGAGTTTTATCAATGAATTTACTTTTCCATACACCTCTTGTGGAGTCATATCGGAATAGATGGACATATATTTAAGATAAATTTCCCTTAAAAAACGAATATATCCCCTATATTCATAAAAAAGAAACTTATTCTTTTTTTGTTTGAATAAATTTGGGTCGATTTGGATTTTAACGATTCCTCCATTCGAGAAAAATTCTTTCGGTGTTAGTTCATCAAGTATTATTTTCATACTATTAAATATAACAAATTTTTTCTTGAAATGCAATAAACTACATAAATAAAATATAATAATAATAGTATGGGAATACTTAAAACTATAACAGAAGAATATTTCGGTGAGACGGTAAGAGAAGAAGATATAATAAACATAGAAGGTCTTGATGTTGAAATAGTTTCATTTACAGATAATAATGGAAATATCTATAGAAGAGGATATAAACCGAAAGATAAAAATAATTTAAAAAAATTATTGGAAAAAATGATTAAAGTGAGAGGAGATGAGGGTGACTTCAATGATATAGATACTTCTGATATTGAAGATATGAAATCGTTATTTGAAAACAATGAAACGTTCAACGGGGATATTTCTGGTTGGAGTGTTTCAAGTGTTGAAGATATGAGTTATATGTTTAAAGATGCAGTATCATTCAATCAATCAATATGTAATTGGGACGTTTCAAATGTTAAAAATATGAAATATATGTTTAGTGATGCAAAATCATTCAACCAACCAATAGGTGATTGGAAAGTATTAAAAGTTACAAATTTGAGTGGTATGTTTCTTAATGCAGAATCTTTCAACCAACCAATAGGTGATTGGAAAGTATTAAAAGTTACAAATTTGAGTGGTATGTTTCTTAATGCAGAATCTTTCAACCAACCTATTGGAAAATGGGTTGTTTCACGTGTTAAAAATATGAGTCATATGTTTGAGAACGCAAAATCTTTCAACCAAGATTTATCAAAATGGAATTTAAATGGAAAGTATACAGCAAGCATGTTTGATAATTGTCCAATAAAAGACGAATATAAACCAAAGATGTAATAGTATGGGAATACTTAAAACTATAACAGAAGAATATTTCGATGAGACTGTAAGAGAAGAAGACATGATAGATTTAACGAGTCTTGATGTTGAAATAGTTTCTTTCACCGACAACAATAAAAAATATCATGGAAAAGGTTATAAACCTAAAGATAAAATTAATTTAAAAAAATTATTGGAAAAAATGATTGAAGTGAGGGGTGATGAGGGTGATTTCAACGATATAGATACTTCAGATATTACAGATATGTGTTATTTATTTAACTATAATGAAGCATTCAATGGTGATATAACCGGTTGGGATGTTTCAAATGTTATATATATGGATGGTATGTTTTATGGTGCTACATCGTTTAACCAGCCAATAGGTAATTGGAATGTTTTAAAAGTTAAAAATATGAATCATATGTTTATTGGTGCTACATCGTTTAACCAGCCAATAGGTGATTGGGACGTTTCAAGTGTTAAAGATATGAGTTATATGTTTTCTGGTGCAAAATCATTCAACCAACCAATAGGTGATTGGGACGTTTCAAGTGTTAAAGATATGAGTTATATGTTTTCTAATGCAAAATCATTCAACCAACCAATAGGAAAATGGAATGTTTCTAAAGTAATAAATATGGGTTATATGTTTTTTAATGCAACATCATTCAATCAACCTATTAGTAATTGGGATGTTTCAAAAGTTACATATATAAATGATATATTTATTAATTGTCCTATCAAAAAAGAATATAAACCAAAGATGAAATAATATGGGAATACTTAAAACTATAACCGATGAATATTTCGGTGAGACGGTAAGAGAAGAAGATGAAATAGATTTAACTGGTCTCGATGTTGAAATAGTTTCTTTTATAGACAATAATAAAAAATATCATGGAAGAGGTTATAAACCGAAAGATGAAGATTTAAAAGAATTATTGAAAAGAATGATTGAGAAAAGAGGTTACGAGGGTGACTTCAATGATATAGACACTTCATATATTGAAGATATGTCTCTTTTATTTTATAGAGAAGAAAGATTTAATGGTAATATTTCTGGTTGGAATGTATCAAAAGTTGAAGATATGAATTTTATGTTTAAAGGTGCAACATCATTCAACCAACCTATTGGAAAATGGGACGTTTCAAGTGTTGAGAATATGAGTTTTATGTTTTCTGGTGCAACATCATTCAACCAACCTATTGGAAAATGGGATGTTTCAAAAGTTACAGATATGAAGTTTATGTTTCGTGATGCAAAATCATTCAACCAACCAATAGGTAATTGGAATGTTTCAAAAGTTACAAATATGTATAATATGTTTAATAATGCAAAATCATTCAATCAACCAATAGGTAATTGGGACGTTAGTAATGTTGAATTTATGGAGCGTATGTTTTCTAGTACAACATCATTCAATCAAAATTTATCAAAATGGGATTTAACTGAAAAAGATACATTCGAAATATTTTTTGATTGTCCGATAAAAGACGAATATAAACCTAAGATGTAATAATATGGGTATTTTAAAAACTATAACTAAAGAATATTTCGGTGAAACAATAAGAAAAGAAGACGATATAGACATAAAAGGTCTTGATGTTAAAATAGTTTCTTTCACCGACAATAATAAAATATTTCATAAAAAAGGATATAAACCTAAAGATACAGGTAGCTTAAGAGAATTATTGGAAAGAATGATTGAGGTTAGAGGTAATGAGGGTAACTTCAATGATATTGATACTTCCGATATTAAAGATATGTGTTATTTATTTCATAAAAAAGAAAAATTTAATGGTAATATTTCTGGTTGGAATGTTTCAAAAGTTACAAATATGGAGTATATGTTTGAATGTGCAACATCATTCAATAAACCTATTGGTAATTGGGATGTTAGTGGTGTTAAAAGAATGAATAGTATGTTTTATTATGCAGAATCATTTAACCAACCTATTGGAAAATGGGACGTTTCAAAAGTTACAATTATGGAATCTATGTTTCATGGTGCAAAATCATTCAACCAACCTATTGGTAATTGGGATGTTAGTAATGTTGAAAATATGTATTCTATGTTTGCTGGAGCAAAATCATTCAACCAACCTATTGGTGATTGGGATGTTTCGAAAGTAGAAAATATGGGATTTATGTTTCTTAATGCAGAATCATTCAACCAACCTATTGGTAATTGGAATGTATCAAACGTTACAAGTATGATGGGTATGTTTAAAATTTGTCCCATAAAAGACGAATATAGACCAAAAAACTCAAAAAATAACACCTTTGGATTTTTCTAAGAAAATAAAAATTGGATAATATGGGAATACTTAAAACCATAACTGAAGAATATTTCGGTGAGACTGAAAGAGAGGAAGACAAAATTGATATTAAGGGAATTGAAAGAAAGAGATTCACAGATAATAACGGAAATGAACATATTGGATATTATATTCCAAATGGGAGTATTTTTCTTTTAAGAGAACTCATACATGAATTGATAAAAAGACGTGGAAATAAATGTGACTTGAACGACATAGATGTTTCAAATATTGATGACATGACAGAATTGTTTGGAATTGATTATGACTATCCTGGTTACTTTTCTACACCACCAAATTCTAGTTTCAATGGTGATATATCTGGTTGGAACGTATCTAATGTCGAAAACATGGAAAGAATGTTTTTAAATTCAAGATTTAATGGTAATTTATCCAAATGGAATGTTCAACATGTAAAAAATATGTATCAAATGTTTATGGGGTCTGAATTTTCCGGTACAAATGGTGACATATCTGGATGGGATGTACAGACGGATACAGATGTTCGACTTATGTTCTGTGATTCAAGTTATGAGGGAAACCATAAAGACTATCCAAAATGGTGGCATAACGCCAAAAATGAAGATGAAGATAAATAAGAAAAAGGATGGAAATTCTTCCATCCTTTTTTTTTAGAACAATTTTTTTTCTTCACAAGGTTCCAAAGTTTCGAAAAAATCTACAATCGAATCGAATCTTTCTATCTTTGTCTTTCCGTGCTTGGTATATACATATTCACCGGTGTCAACACAAGAATATTGTTCCATATCCTTGTTATATGGTCTGTTAATGAGAATACAGCGGTCAGCATTTACATTTTGAAAATATATTGGATTGTCATCTATAATAACATCAACATCAGGTAAATTCTTCGCCCTCTTGGTGCAGAATGTAACTGTGTCATAAGGAATCCTAGTATCTTCAAGCCACATAAGTGTATGCAACTTATTTTTGTATGACGGCTGATATGTTATGATGTGCAACGAATGTCCTTCGTCGTGGACTTTCTGCATTGCCTCAATCACACCTGGATATGTATCCGAGTACCTATTTACTTGTTCACCATTATGTCTTGAGAAGAAAAAATCATGGGCGGTTATACCCAATTTTTCTTCTATTTGTGGAAAGGTTTCTTTTACCGAATAAAACTTCCACTCATCTTCTGTCATATTATCGTTAAAATTTTGATTATAAATACGTAACATAGTCTCTACACTATTACGTAGAACACCATCAATATCAATCGCTATCTTCATTTTACCAAGTTATTATAGGAATTTTATTATTATTTGTGAAATCATACCAAAGAAAAGCGGAAATATTTCCACCGGAAGCAACATAATTACGTAAACACTCGATACTTGTTTTTTCTATTGTCATATTTATATTGAATTTTACAATTCCGAAATCGTCATAACCAGAAACGGGAACATCTTTGAATCTCTTTTCCTCCTCTTCCATTTTTTCCTCCCGTTTCATATTCAGTTCGTGTGGAGTGAGACCATAGGAGTCTACGGTTTTGTAAACATAATTCAGATAAGATGTCCGATGAATCAAAGCGTCGTATGTGACTTGAAAAATAGGTGTGTCCACATTCAGCATTATATCTGATATTTTTTTCCTTGTCTGCCAAATAAAGTACTGATAATGGGTCTGGTCAACATCAGTGTCAAAATATGCTGAATTATACAGAAGCATCTTTTTGGCCATTTCAAGAATCTCACAAATAGTTAAATTTTCGTATATGTCATTGTTCATCAGATTTCTCCTTTTTCTTTTCTTTTAATTCTTTACATTTTTCTATTACTTTTTCAAATATTTCTTTTGAGATATTGATATCATCTTCTGTAACAATATTATATACTACACCTGCTTCGGATGAAATCCATAAAACAGAAATATCGTCAAAAATATCTTCCCAAACCTTTTCTCTAAACCGCCAATCTCTCCAAGATATTTCATCTGGTTTATCCGTCTGATTTTGATAGTGATAATCAACAGCAATATCTTTATCAAACAATTGTTTATAGTTTTTATTTGTTTGGTCAAAAAATGTACCGTATAATTTATTCTTTCTTTCAAAAATAGTCACGGAGAACTTACAAAAAAACCCAATGTTACAATAGGGTTCTCTTATTTTTTCTCTTAATTTTCTTTCGAATATCCAATGACATGGAATCTTTTTTCCATCTTTTTCATAAGTAAAAGATTCCCCGTTTTCTTCACATATCATATAGAAAATACACATACTTAGAAAATTTCGTGATTCTGGATTTTCGAAAGATTCTTGTACTTTCTTTATTGACTCTTCTTTTAGGGAGTGTAATTGTCGTATGACAGTACTGAGTTTATTAGACTTGAACTTAATTCCGTTGTATAATTTTATACTCATTTTATAAAGATACTATTTATTTTAACTACAAAATAAATATAACAAAAAATCCATAAATAAAATATATAAATTTTATTTTTTATGAGTAAAGTAAGTAGTTTAGTGGATTGTACGGATGAAGAAGCCGTTGAATGTTTGAATGATTTTATTGAAAGTGTTCAATCTGAAATGTCAGTCAACTGCTCTCTTCCTTTCAACATACCGGGAGAATCAATAGCACAGCTTGCCAAAAATGCAAAACAATTATTCTATAAAATGTATGAGGATGCTCATGAAGAAATGTTCATTGCAATTCCACACACAGAGATATTGAAGAAACAGTTCGGTCACGGTGTCGCCAATATGAAAGGTGAGGGTGACAAAGAGGTTTTGAAAGACCGTCGTGGCACTTATAAACTACCCGAGGGTGTGATTTCAGTCGTTGGTGTATATGAAATCGGTGGATGGAGTGGTGAAGCCGGTTGGAACTCGGGTCTTCTCGGTAAGACATCCGGTGATATTTCGTTGCACAGAATGGTGTATCAGTCGGTCTATGACAGAACAATGGCAATATCAGCAGACAACACGATGTACTACATCTGTACAGAAGCATTCTTGGATATGTCTAGACAGATATTCCAGAATATGATTTCATTCAGATACAACCGTCTGACCAACAATCTGAGATTCCTTGGTGAACTTCCAAAAGACGATGTTGTACTTGATGTTCTTGTGAGAGTTCCAGATTGTGATTTGTATAATGACGAAATGTTTAGAAGATACGTAATTGCAGACTGCAAGAACCAATTGGGTAGAATACTCAACTCATTTACATACAATCTTCCTGGTAATGTATCAATCAATGCAGAGGCAATCGCCAACGAAGGTAGTGCTGAAAAGGAAGCAATCATACAGGAATTGAAGGATATGAGTGGTGCTTGGTATATCATGACAACATAACGTAAAATAAAAAGAGAGAGTCAATTGACTCTCTCTTTTTTTATTCCATTTTTGCTGCTTGTGTAACTATAATATCAGAAATACCAACAATATCTTTCAATAAAGATATTTCTTTTCCTAGTAATTCTTTATACCATTTTTCTGTTTTTATAAAAAATATAAATGGAACAATGTCATTAATCCATCTAGGACATATTTCTTTTAATCTCGTAGGAGGTTCGGTATTACCATAAAATGTCCACATACCATCTCCGAATATGAATATTATTGCATTTTTATCTTCTTTTTTAATTTTGTTTATCTCATATGCAACAACAGAAAAATTTTCTATCGACCCACCAACATAATTTTCTCGAAGATTAAAAAATTCTATTGATTTTGTAAGAACTTTTTCTTCACCATATTCATTCAGCATTTTTTTATTGATAACCATTGGAGTAGATAAAATATCACCAAAAGTATATAATTTGAGGTCTGTGTAATTCAACTTTTCACAAATTTCAATAACTTTACCAATGAATGACATAATAAGACCTGGTTGACTACTCACAGAACCAGAATAATCAATGAAACAATATATAGACTGAACCTCAGAATTTCCTCCCCTAACTTTTTTATATCCATATCTTACATCGCCTCTCCAAATATGATTTTTATCACCAAGTCTTATTTTTTTACTTTTAGCATCACCATTTTCTGAATTTTTAGACTTATTTTTAAGGATTTTTTCCATTATTATTTTCCAGTCGGCATCATCTATTTTTGTTGCTTTTAACGAATGATATAAGATACTATCTGACAATTTTGAATCACCATTGCACTTTTTATCAAGTTCATTCATAGCATCTTTCTTTATAGTATCCAATTCCTCACCTTTTGGAAGAGTGTCTGTTGAAGCCGTATCAATAGTGGCCTTTTTTAATTCATCTATTTCCTCATCAGAAAGTTTTGATGCTTCTATTTCTTTTTCCATATCTTCTTTGGATATAGAATCTTCAAGTCTTCCAACTAAAGAATTTAACTTATCCATTCTACTTTTAGATAATTCATCTTTCTCATCAATTTCTTTTTTCTTATCGTCTATATTTTCAGTTGTGGTACTATCATCATTTAACATATCCGTAAGTTCGTTCAAACTACTTTTTTCGGATTCATGTCTTTCTTTTAATTCGTCAATACAATCTTTAATAGCACTTTTTAATTCATCATCGGACATGCTTTCCATACTAGTGCCATCGGTTCCGTCAATTTTCATACCATCATCATCTTTACCACTTGAACTTTCAGTACCATCAGTTTCAGTTCCGTCAATTTTCATACCATCATCAGAACTTTTATCACTTGAACTTTCAGTATCATCAGTTCCTCTTGTTTCGGTATCATCTCTACCGTCAGTAAATTCTCCACTAGATGACCCGTCACCATCGGTATCATCACCACTAGAACCACCAGTTTTATCAGAAGACGATTCCCCACTACCTTCAGTTTCATCGTCGGTATAATCATCACTTCTTTCACCACTATCATCATCTTTACCACTTGAACTTTCAGTATCATCAGTAGATTTTCTACTAGATGACTTATCACCACCGGTATCATCACTACTATCACCATCGGTTTTATCAGAAGACGATTCTCCACCACCTCCGGTTTCATCGTCGGTATAATCATCACTTCTTTCACCACCATCATCACCGGTTGTTGAATCACCTTCATATGTGTCATCATTATCATCACCATCTTCACCTCTACCACCTTCACCTCTACCACCTCCTCCACCTTTCTTTTTAGATGGTTTATCCATAAAATCGTCATATCTTTCCTCATCACTTATTTTGGAATCCACGTCATCATCATCGTCATCATAATCAAATTCCATTTTTAAACTCTTCAAAGTTTCATCATCGTCATCCCAAACAAGAGATTCTGTCTCCCAATTTTTTGATTCATCACCACCATCATCAATAGGTGTTGAAACTGGTGGTGGTGGTGGTGTTGCCGGAATATCAGTTGGAGTGGAACCAGCACCATCTTTATCCTTGGTATCACCTTCTATTATTTTTTTAAAATATTCTCTAACAAAATCTTTTGCTTGTTCAGATGTTTCCATTTCTTTCGATATTGGAATATCGTCATATATTATGTCTTTTTTCTTTTTAATTTTACTTTCATTTAGTTTTATGGATTCTAATAAATCATCCAATTTTTCAAAAATATTCATAATTTATATATTTTTATGTATTTTTATGAAATTCCGAGTTCTTTTTTAAGACCCTTTTCACCAAGTTCCATATAAATTTTTCTCAATTTATTATATTCTTCATCATATGCTTCTTTATATTCCTTACTTGGTCTAACTTTGGATTGTCTATGTAACTCCTTGCCGATTCGTCTTATTGAAGATATTGCAATTTTTATCTTACTTCCAATTTCTGTCTCTGATAAACCTTCCTCGAAAGATTTAAACATGTCAATACTATCATTATAGAAACTGTCACAAATATCTTTTAAAAAATCCTCGTCTCTGTCAAATAGAACTTTCTTTTTAAGAAGTTTCATTAAATCTTCAAATAATGATTCCTTCAAAGATTCAATAGTTTCTTTAATTTTATCAAAACCAATTTCTTTTATTTTTTCACCAATTTTTTCTATCGATGATTCTTTCAACAAAATATCAAGAATATTTATAAGTTCTTCACATATATTAGATGTTTTACCACTTGCTCTTTTATGTAAATGTATTGTTTTTAAATCATCTATTCTTGCTCTATATGACGCCAATATATGTCTTTCTTTCGCTTTCTCTACTGCCTTTTCATACTCTTCTTTTCTCCGTTTTTCTTTTTCTTTTTCTTTTTCCACTCTTTCTTTTTCAATCTCTTTTTTCTTTATATTATCTGCAACAAGTCTATCTATTGCATAGATTATTTCATCAGAAATATCATCAATTTCATCTTTGCTTAATTCTTTATTTTCATTTATTGTCACAACACCATTCAAAAGTTTTTCCATACAATCTTTAATGTCTTTTCTCATAACGTGCTCAGAGTTATGAAATTCTTCAGCTATACTAGAAACATTTTCCATCATTTCGTCATATAGGTTTTCAACATCGGTTGTGAATTTTTCCAAATCTTCCGGAGTCATACTTCTTGGTGAAACTTCCAAATCATCAATAACATTTTTAAGGAGTTGTCCAATTTCACCAATTTCCTTAATTCTTGTTTTTTGAAGTAATTGAAGTCTTTTTCTTATCGTCATTTTTTCTTTTTTGGTTTTACTACCATACAATTTAGAAAGTGTATCTTTTAACTTACTTGCTGCTATATCTTTATCTCTATCTGAAGATTTTGGGTCACGTAGAACTTTCATAGCGTCAAGAATTGCTTTGACTAATTCAAAATACTCTTCCGGTAATTTTTTTCCATTAAATTTAAAATAGTCTTTTAAAATTTCATCTCCATGTTCATAATAGATTTCTTCCCACATTTTTCCAAAATACTTCTCATCAAACATACCACCCAATTCTTTCCAAAAATCTTTCGAAACAACATTGTCTGCAACCATATTACAATTAACTTCATAATCTTGGCATAAATTTTGCTTCAACATTTCATTTTCAAACATTGTCGGGCTGATTTTATATAACGATTCCCTATCATCGACTGACATTACTTTTTCAGAACGTTCTAAATGATTTAAAAAATTATGCATAAGTTCGTGAAATAAAATTCCACGAATTTTATTTTTATCACAATCAAGATTATTATATATAAAATAAACATTCATCCACAAATTACCGTTACCATCAACAGCCATTGTCTTATGAAAACAGTTTTTATCCATAGGATTTGCTAGCACATACATTGGTTTACTTCGTTTTATATATTGATACATAAAACGATAATCAGATGCTATATCTCCAAGAGCACCATTTACTGCATTTACAATTGTTTTCAAATCAACATCCATAACTTTATCAAGTGATGGAACATACATTGGTAATGTTCCTAATTTTAATAATACTTCTGTATTTCCGGATGACAAATCTGTTATTTCTTCGTTTAATTTACTTCCATATATTTTCATATATATGTCATTATATATAACATTCATATAACAATATTTTTTATAATTTATTTATGTAAAAAAAAATGGTTGGAAATAAATTTCCAACCATTTTAATAGATATATTATATTTAACTATCAAGCAAATTAACATCATATCTTTTGGGGTCTCCAATATATTCAAGATAAGGTCTCATATTTATAATGATATTTTTATCCTTTTTATCCTTTCTAATCTTGAATATGTTTCTCACTATATTATTATGTAACATTTTTATATCTGTTGGCATAACTGATTTAGCATAAAATTTATCTAAATTCATTGCCATAATGAGAAACGATTCTCCTATTGATGTATCAGCACTTTCTATATCACTTCTCGTAAAATTATTTCGTACATATTGTTCTATGTCTTTTATTGCTTCACTCACTTTATATGCATTTACATCTATCTCATCACCTGGAATCTCCGATTCAAAGAATTTACTTGTTGGTGGTTTTTTACCACTATACACCAATTTTTTTTGGTCTTCCATATAATCCACATAAGCGTTTCCAATTTCTCTACCAATAACACCACATGCTTGTAATCTCAAATCATTCATATCTATATCAAAAATACTTGATACACCATCTACTCTTTTACGGTCTTCCACCCATTCCATAATGGCTGCCCAACCACGAGGTGTCGTAGGTATCGGTTCAGCACCACTTGAAAATTTCTCAACATCGGCGTTATGCCAGTTAGCATATATCGTAATATCCTTTTCACCACCCTTTTCACCAACCGTGTATTCTTCTTTATTACCAGGTGTATCTTGTGCTATAAAACTTAACGTATAGTCATCGAAATGACCATCCTTCTTTGCCCAATCCAACCATTCATAAAAATCTGGTACGAAATTATATGCACCATCTAAGAAACGATTTGACATAGCAACAGATTGCTGGTCATAGTGTGCTTTCACCTCATCATCATCACAAGGTCTATTTGAACAACAGATAATACCCCACATAGAACCGAGTCTATATTCACCATGTCCGATTGTTCTGTTTTGTACAAGTTGGCATATTGTTTTAAACAATTCTGGGTCTGCTCTCAAAAATTCATCGAAAATGATTATACCTCCTTCAGTTGTTTCTTCTATTATTTCATCAAATTTTTTTGTCTTTTTGTTATAAACCATTGATTCAATATGTCTACCATTTGCAACTGCTTGTGCTGCAACTCTTTCTTCTTTAGTTCCACCCGTATAATATACTGGTAACCAAGTTTTTGGTGATTCAAATGTTCTCATATGAGATATTTTTTCACATTCTGCAAAATCACTATCAGTATATCCACCTCTAATCAAACTATTTTTTACAGCGGTGTTTGAGAAAACAACATCTTTAAGATTTGTCATCTGTGGCATTGGGATATTAAAACCACCAAGTTCCAAATCACCACACTCAATTACAATTATTGCTTTCTTTCCTTTTGGATTTTTCTTCCCTTCTTCGGTTTCGTTATAAGCAGAAACTTCTCTGTTATATTCTTTTATTATTGATTTTGGTATAGATGTCTTACCTATACCAGGAGCACCATAAACAACAAGTGTTCTTGCAGTACTTCTACCAGTTTCTGAAGGTGTATTAATCATAACATCTCTAATTTTACGAATAAGTCCACTAGTCGTTATATTTGGAAGTTCAAGACCCGACCCCTTAGATATTAAAGGAATTTTCGCTTCAGATATCACACTTGAACTATCCGAATCAAACAACATATTCATAAATGTAACATAATTTCTTGCTTCAACCGAACCTTTTTTAATCCATCCATACCTACTCGTGTCACTTAGGTCAACATTATTAAACCCATTCATACACAAAGAAACACCTTTCGGATTTTCATCCCTTACATAATTCAATGTAGTATCTATATCAATAGCATTAATTATCGTTCCGGTAAATGGATTTATATTCACAACAAAGAAATCATTCAATTTAACTTTAAGTGTTCTAATACTTTTTTTAACAATATCAAGACCACGTTTAAATCCATGTTTTATCTTATCATATAAACCTTCGTTTACAAATTCGTCTATCGTTAAAATATGTTTATTTGTTGATTTATTTTCTTTTACTCCACCTTCATCATCTTCATCTGTATAATCATAATCTAACAAATCCATTCTTTCTTCATCACCTTCAACTTCCAATTCAGTTAAACGAGCACCAACTTTTGGTAAGGTTGCTAATACTCTTTTTGTCTTTAAACGTTCTTCACCAGTTTTTGGGTCTACTTCTTTAATAACATACCCCTCATCATCATAAACAAACTCTTCTCGACTACCCGGTACCCATTTACTAATGTCTCCAGAAAATCTACTACCAACAAACATATTCTTAAAATTCTTACAAGAACTAACATCCCAATTTTCGATAGAAGAATTATTGAAAGTTGAACGGTAAAACATACCTTCCATATTTTCTACATTTGATGTATCCCATTCACTCAAATCTATTCTTGGGACATTACAAAATGCAAACAATGCAGACATGTCTTTCACTTCACTAGTATAAAGATATTTAAGTCGTGTGACTACCATTTCATTTTCACCATTCTTTTCTTTAATACATCTATTATACCAAGTTTCTACAATTTTATGAATATTTCTTTTAGAATCCTTTGAATTATCAACAAGAGGTCTTCTTCTTACTCTACCCTTTGAATCCTTTCTAAGAACATATCTATCATCGTCTGGGTCTAAGTCTGGTCTTCTAAAAACAGTTTTTACTGATTTTCTAGAGCCTAAATCGTGAGTCTTTACAATAGTAGTTTTTCTTTTATCTTCTTTTTTATCTTCATCTGGTTCTTTATCTAACTCTTCATCTGGTTCTTTATCTAATTCTTCATCTGGTTCTTTATCTAATTCTTCCTCGGAGTCATTTTCCAATTTTTTTTTCAATTCTTTATCCAAGTCTTCATCTGAGTCTTCATCAGAATCGTCATCTATTAAACCAAAGTCAATTTCTTCTTCAATTATATTGACTTTATGATTATCAACAAATTCATCTAAAAGGTCACGAAATTCATCAGCACTTATGTTTTGGTATTTTTTATTTAACTCCACAACATAATCACCAACTTCTTTACTGAACAATTCTTCTATAGTCATATCTAATTTTCTTTGTATATATTTTATTTATGAAAAAACACTTTTAGCATTTATTCAAATGACTAAAAGTGTCCTTTTTTGTAGTTTCGAAAACATTATCGAACATCACATTTTCAAGACGTGCATGATGAATAAGAAATATATTCAAATTCAATTCTTGACTTAAATCTTTCAAAAGTTGTAACATATCTCCAACACCATCTATGTCTATGTTACTAAACAACTCATCTATAAAAAGAAGATTCAATTCTCCATATTGAAGTTTCAACAACTTGACAAAACTTATGATTGTTGCAAAATCAACCCTCTTCTTCTCACCGGTACTCAATGTCTTATAACTAACTTTTGAACCATTTTGCATAATGGTTGTATTAAAATTACTGTCAAACACAACCGAATATGGCATGTTCATAAAGTTTATGGTGGATGAGACAATTGAATTTAATTCTTTGATATACGACTTTGCAATCATCTGTTTTATTCCTCCGTCATCACCCAACATTCTCAACAAAATAGAGTAGTTAAGTTTCTTATCTGTGAGTATGTTTTGTTCTTCTGTGAGTTTTATAATATCATCCTCAATCTGCTTTTTCGTCTCAATCAACGGGTCTATTTTTGCATTGTTGGCATTTATCTTACCCTTTAAATCAGACTTCAATTCGAGTATGTTAGACTTCTGACTCTTGTTTCTAAATTTGACTATATTGTCATCCAAAAGTTTTACTTTTTTTACACTTTCGTTTATAATTTCAGTAACGACACGTATCTTGTCTTCACACTCTTTCCTTTCATTCAAAAGTTCCTCCTTTTCTGAAAGAAATTCTTCCGTATTCAATGAACTCCCACACTTTGGACATCTACCGGAATCTATGAGTCTGACCTTTTCATCTATTTCGGATATTCTGTTCTTGGCCTCACGAATATCACCATTTTTTTCGAGTGTTGTAGTTCTTATTTCCTCACGTTTGTCTTGCAACTTACGTATATTATTGTCGTTTGTTTTTTCATCCTCTTCTGCCTTTTTTATACTTAATGCAATACTCTTTAATTCATCTTGTGACACAATATTGCTTTTAAGTTCCTCGACTTGGTTGGTGATTCTATCAATCGAACTATTGTTTGTTCTTAAAGAACCGAAATTTTCAGACAATTCGTTATCGACACCTTTGACATCTTCTTTCACCTTTTTCAAAATCTCGTTAAAAATGGTGAATCCAAAGATACGGTCGATGATATTTCTTTTATCGGCCGGACTCAAATTTACAAGTGACTTAAAATCATTTATCGACAGAACTATGATGTTCTTAAACACCGAATATGGAATACGGAAGTAATTATCTTCCAACATCGCTTGTACGTTTGTCTTACCGGCGGTATCTACTTCAGTACCATCTATCTTTACTTTGAATAATGACGGTAACAACCCACGTTCTATTTCAACACAATGACCATCACAATCAAGTTCTATTTTTCCATAGAAGTTTTTGTTTGTCCTATTCGGTATATCGGATGCTGTGAAATTTTCAATTTTTCCATACAACAAATACGTTATACATTCAGCAATACTTGATTTTCCGGTACCGTTAACACCAACGATTAAGTTAAGTGAAGCGGTATCGGAAAAATCAATCTCGGTCATTATATTGGAATATGATTTGAAATTCTTCCAACTAACCTTTTTTAATTTCATAAAATAACGTCATTTACATTTGATACAAACATTATCTTACCATCCATCAATGAACCGTAATACTTATATATACTGAGTTCATTTTCATCCATATTGTTTGTTACAACAAACACTTTGTCTAGATTTAAGAGTGACGTTAGTACGATTTGTTCGTATACATCAAAAAACTTTTCATCGACATTTACCAAATATGTCAAAACACATCCGACATACACTACATTTTTTCTCTTGTTTTGACCATAGGTTTCAGCGGCCATCTCGACAATTGGGTGTTCCGACATAATTTTCGGAGTGACAGCTTCCGTGTTCAAAATTTTTTCAAGTTTTGATACAACATTCGTAACTTCATGTATATCATTACCACAAACTGCTACTTTCATAGTTAAATTATTTTAGTATTATTTTATCATTCTCTAAGACAGCGAACAATTTGTCACCATCATTATTTAATATTTCAGAATCGTTAACAACAAGATTTGCAACACCTTCCTCAATTTCTTGTTCAAGAAGTCTTATAATAGGTCTAGCACCATTATGTTCGAGTTCAACCTTATCCAAAATCCAATTCTTTACTTCACTACTTAATTCCACTTCTTTTTTTGTGATATTATTGATTCCCTTGTTCATTTCATTCATTTCTTTATCCAAGATAGTTTCAAGAACACCACGACTTAAATTATTGAAGTAACAAATTGAATCAAGTCTGTTTATAAACTCAGGAGAAAATCTTTTTTTGAGTGCTTTCACCATAATATTTTCCTCTCGCTTATTTTTCAACTCTTCATAGTTATCAGTAAAACCCATTGGATTGGAAAGTTCCTTTGCAGACTTCACACCGATATTTGAAGTAAAAATTATGAGAGCCTTACTACCATCCACCTTTACACCATCTGAACCGGTAATGCTTCCTTCATCAAGTAACTGAAGAAGAACATCATAAACCTTTGGATGTGCCTTTTCAATTTCATCGAACAGACAAACACATTCGGGTTTCTTTGCAAGACCCTTCACAAGAAGTCCACTTTCTTTGTATCCGACATAACCGGGTGCTGAACCAAGAAGTTTAGTAACGTCAATCTCTTGTTGGAACTCGGACATATCAAATCTCAAAATACTCTCCTCACTTCCATACAAGTTCTTTGCAAGTGATTTTGCAAATGCAGTCTTACCGACACCAGTGGAACCGATGAACATATAGTTACCAGCGGAATGTGCTTTCTTTCTTAAACCAAGATGATTTCTTCTGATGTTTTTGACAATCTTGTCGACGGTCTCATCCTGACCGATGATGTCTTTCTTGATTTCGTCTGGTAGATTTTTCAAGAAAAGAGTCTTATCTTTTGATAATTTCGTCATAGGAATATTGAGAATGAACCCGATTGCTTCAAGAATATCGGTTTCGGTTGCATCTATAATATCCTTATTTAAATTATAATCAATTATAGACTTTTGTTTTTTCTCAATTTTATTATCAATTTCATTAGACCTTTCGTAGTCACCAGAATTAACTGCTTCTATGAGTTCCGTTTTAAGGTTGGATAATTCAGATTTCATTTTATCCAAAGTCTCATCGTTTGAATATTTACGTGATATAAACGAAAAAACCTCTTCAAGCAAGTCTTCCGCTTTCTTCGGGAATACACCATTCTTTACATACGAATCAGCATTTTCACAAACAATTTTACATGTATTTTCTGGAAGTTTTACTTGATATATACTTTCAAGTGTTGATAATTCATTTTCAATAATTTCACAAGTCTGTTCCTTTGTGAGTTCAGTAAGTTTGATTTTGGTGAAATAATCAAGAATTTTAGAAAAATGTGTCTCTAATTCAGAATATTCTTTATTTGTTGTGGTTGCTATTATTCTCAGACCACATTTTTCTATTTGATATATCACCTCATTGAGAAACATATATCCAAAATTATCAAAACAATTATAATGAACCAAATGTCCAAGATTATTTATATTGATGATATTGATTCTTTCATTATCTATAACAAATCCATTGAATATCTTTTTCAGACCATCCTCAAACTCTTTTTTATTATTTGAAACTTTCAAAACGCTCAAAAAATCAAAATTCACAATTCTATAATCGTCTTCAGAATTTTCATTTTTAAACATTTCAACAAGACCCTCTATAATACTACGTTTACCACATCCATAATCACCAATAAGTAAAACAGAACGGTTGCTATTCTTTTCTATTATATTCCTAACTCTCTTAATTTCATCATCTCTGAACTTTATCTCAAACTGTGGTTCTTGTATAACCTCACCTATATTCACTTGGATTTCAGTAGTATTATTTTCTGGATTTTTTTCAATATCTTTATATATTTCACCCATATTTTAGTTACTTTGGATTTCTTGCTGTAATTCATAGACGTTTGCCAACAGAACAATAACCGGGTCTATTGACTGTTTCAAGTTCATTTGATATTTGGCGTTCAAGATTGCAATAATTGGTATCTTTGGAATAGCGTTTGGTCTGTTTTTCATAATATATTGAACAAACGGATTACCAAGTGCAGCGATTGTTTCATCAACTGTATTTGAATAGTTCTTCATAACAAACTTGTAGTTCTCAACAGGGTCGTCTTTTGTTAAAATCATGTCATAAAGTTCTGAATATTCACTTATATTATCTTTGATATCATCTACATCAACAGACTCCTTTCCCTCCAATTTGTATCTTTGAAGATGGTTGACAACAGACCTAAAATCAGGAAAGAATGTTTCAACCATTTTAAGAGCCGCCTCACGGGTTATTTTCAAACCTTCTTTTGTACAAATTTCACAAACTCTTTTGAATTGGCCAATCTTTATTTCTTTCATCTCGTCACTCGTAAAGTTGAAATCTACAAGTTGGAAACGTGATTGAATTGGTGCCGGAATCTTTTCGATATAATTGCATGTGCCGATAAAACGTGTATTTCTTGCACATTTTTCCATTGTTGCACGTAGAGCATTATATGCTTGTAGACTCATACCGTCCATCTCATCCATAATCACCACTTTGATTGGATTATCATAGTGTAACACGGAATTGTTCATTGCAAAATCCATAATGGTCTCACGTATCGTATCCACACCAGTAGTTTCGGACATATTCAAGTAAAGGGTGTTGTGCTTGAATTGTTTCGTAATTGCCCTGGCCGCTGAAGTTTTTCCAATACCGGCGGTTCCATAAAACAACATGGATTGTATCACACCTTTACTCAACAACTCTTTTATATGTTTCGGCACGATAAGTTCGTCAAGACACGTTGGTCTGTATCTCTCAGTCCAGAGAATAGAATCAATATTATTTACTGTCATATTAAATTATTATTTTTTATTAAAAAAGTGGTTCTATTATAAATTCGTTTCTCACATAATCCTTAATGTGATATCTATTGTAAAAATCAACACTTCTTCTATTTCCACTCGGGTCACTTTTCTCATACTGAAGATGTGTCAATGATGATGGTGAAATCCCAAAGATTGTGATAGCGACATCATCTATTATTTCTTTTCCGAAAAGATTGTGTTCTTTGCAATACTCACTAAGTTTAACCAAAGAACCATTCTCACATTTAGTTTTCGGTTGTTTTCTTTTCTTTATTTCAAATGGTACTCCGGAAAGTTTCAGCATTGACTCATTCCTATCACCCTCTCCATAATTGCAGTTATACCCATTTCTTACACTGTCTAACTTAACTATATAATCTGTTTCTGCTTGTATGGCGTCTTCTATGGTTTTACACTCACATAGAATTTCTGTCCTAACATCGTTAAATCCATTTTCTGCCAATAATATGGCATTCATGAATTTTGGGTTCGACATATATCCGGAACCATTTTTACCGGCTCTTTTTTCCACAGCCTCCATCGGACTGTATCCACAACATCTTCCAACATATGGTTTGTCAAACAACCATCTAACGTAAATATAGTGTTTCTTCATATTTTACAATTAAAACATTTAAACTAAATATAACAAAAACGGTCAGGATTTCTGACCGTTTTTTCATTTTTTTTTTATTTTATTCCAGTATGTCCAAAACCACCCTTTCGTTCTGTCTCATCAAGTTCTCTGACTTCACACCAATGAACACTTTCATGTTTTGTAACAACCATTTGGGCAATTCTATCACCCGGATTAATGGTAAAATCTTCATTCGACATATTGATAAGACACACTTTCACCTCATTGGTATAGTCTGCATCAATTGTTCCAGGTGCATTTAACACCGTAATCCCATGTTTGGCGGCAAGACCACTTCTCGGTCTTATCTGTGCCTCATATCCCTTTTTCAACTGGATGTAGAGACCTGTCGGGAACAAATACCTTTCCATGGGTTTCAATGTATATGGTGAATCAATATTAGTTCTCAAATCCATACCAGCTGACAACTTTGTCTCATATTTAGGCAATGGATACCCACTGTTGTTAATGATTTTGACGGGAGTATAATTCTCTTGAATATATCGATTGTTAAGAATCGATACAACTTCGTCCAAACTATTTGCCACAATTGCACCATTGGACTCTACTAATCTTGCCGTTGCATCAAGACTTTTTTTCTCGTGTTTGTGAAAATCAAAATCATCATCCTCTTTTGTTACACAAAAGATACACCTATCTTTCATTTTTACGGAATCTGAAACCACTTCTGCAATTGAATAGACACCTTTCATTTTTGGTGTGATAACGTATAAATGATGGTCACAGATTGTTTTTTCAAGTTCCTCCAACTGTTGGCACTCCGGTGTCCAGTCATCGACTACTGGATTAAAATAATCACACAAAAGTTTGGGCATGATATATTCACGCCATCTGGACTCAGCACAAGTCCCTCCTAAAAACACTTTCATTTCTTTTCTATTTTTAAAAAATTTAACATTTAATCATTTCTTTAAAAAATTCACTCATTATATTCACAACAATACTATTTCCAGCCAATTGTGTCAACTGGTTATTGCTTAATCCAGCATCAACTATTTTTTGAATATCATTATCATCAACACCCATCAATCTCATTGATTCAAATCCACTTAGTTCCCTCACCTTGTATTCACCGTTGTCTTCAATGAGAAATTTGAGTGGCATACACAATGTTAATGTAGGACAACTCCCTTTTGCTGAATACACACGTCCATCTTGAGGATTTCCGAAATTTTTTCTTTGTTCCCTCATATTACCAAGTTGTATGAGATGTGCTTTTTTTCCAATATCAATATCATCTATTGATTCTCCGAAAAGATTTTTTCCACACATACACACTTCGTCATAATCTTTTACAATTTGGTTAACATATTGATTCTGTTTTCCTTTTTTGACTTTTTTTACATCCATATAATTACTTTTGTTTCACTGCAAATTTTAAAAAATGCTCATTGTATTTCACATAATTGTCAACTATTTCTTTTTTAACACACAATTTGTCATACAACTCTTTACCGAGTTCGGCTTTCGTAAGCATAAAATCTTCAACCGTTGTTTTAAGTGGTTTTCCTCTCGGAAAATCAAAATCCTGTTCTGGATTGAGTATGGAAACCAAGAAAACACGACTCCGGTCTTGAGGAATTCCATAATCTCTTCCATTCAAAACCTTCCATTTTGATATATATTCGAGAGAATCCAAAAAACTAATCCATTTCTTAAATGTGTTGATAAAATTATTAGAAACCAACATCTTAACATTTTCAAGCATCAGATATTTCGGTTTCTTAATTTCAATAGCTTTCTTGCATTCCCACAAAAGTGACGATTTTGTACCACTACCTTCTTCACCACCGAGCATTTGTCCAGCAATACTAAATGATGTGCATGGCGAACTGTATGTGAAGAGGTCGAAATCCGGCACGTTTTCCCAATCTATCTTGCAAATATCACCATAGTTCCTATCCTTGTATTCAGGGAACAAAGCGTTGTGTGCCATAATTGCACGTTTTTCTATCTCACTCCATCCAACAAGGTCAAAAGGGATTCCAGCTTTCTTCAAGGCGAGACATTGACTGTCATATCCTGAAAATGTTGTAAAAACCTTTAAAGGATTTTCTTCTGTATATTTTTCCATAACCTAAATATAACAAAAAAAGAGGGACTTTATAGTTCCTCTTTTATTTTTTCACCGAATTTTATTATATAGGCATCCATATTGTAATTAACAAGCCTTCCTTTCTTAATCCATTCAAATTTATATCTTATAGGTGTTATATCTTTTTTAAATCTATGATAAAATTCAACAATATCATATTCTTTATTTTCAAGTCGTTTTATCCAATAAGGTTTTATTTCTCGATAATCGTGAGTAATCTCTCCAGAAAGAATCAAATTATACCAATATTCATTCACTGGAAGTTTTAAAATTCTCATATTTTATTTGTATTTTACTATATTTATGGCATAAATATAATAAAAACACAATAAATATTATATGGGTATTCTAAAAAATATAACCGACGAATATTTCGGTAAAACTGAAAGACAAGAAGATGGAATAGAAAGACATAAATTTACAGATAAAAATGGGACCGTACATGAAGATGGTTTTTATATACCCGATGGAGACCATGATAAATTAGAAAAATTGGTGGAAAAATTAATAAAGGTAAGAGGTGACAATGCCGACTTAAACGACATTGATGTGTCAAATATTACAGATATGTCATATATTTTTGGTTCAAGATGGGACAGTAAGAAAAAAGACTATACTAAACTTCCATTTAAAACATTCAACGGAAATATTTCGGGTTGGGATGTGTCAAAAGTTACAAATATGGAATCTATGTTCCGTGATGCAGAATCATTTAATTCTGATATAACAAAATGGGATGTATCTAATGTGACGGACATGTATGCAATGTTTTCTGGTTGCCATGTATTTAACCAACCCATCGGTGATTGGAATGTTTCGAAAGTAAGAACTATGGGATTTATGTTTAGTACTTGTGATAATTTTGATAAAAAACTAAATTCATGGAAAACAGAAAACGTATTTAGTATGTCTTATATGTTTTATGGTGCAATATCATTCAATCAACCCATTGATAATTGGGATACATCCAAAGTACAATATATGGATGGTATGTTTAATAGTACAGAATCATTCAATCAACCACTTAATAAGTTGAATGTATCAAATGCTAAAAAAATGAATGCTATGTTTTATGGTGCTACATCGTTTAACCAGCCAATAGGTGATTGGGATATTTCAAATGTTGAAAGTATGAATTGGATGTTTAATAGTGCAAAATCCTTCAATCAAGATTTATCAAAATGGGATTTAACTGAAAAAGAAACAACAGATATGTTTGATGATTGTCCGATAAAAGATGAATATAAACCTAAGATGTAATAATATGGGAATACTTAAAACTATAACCGAAGAATATTTCGGTGAGACTGTAAGAGAAGAAGACATGATAGATTTAACGGGTCTTGATGTTGAAATAGTTTCTTTCACCGACAACAATAAAAAATATCATGGAAGAGGTTATAAACCTAAAGATAAAGATAACTTGAAAGAATTATTGAAAAGAATGATTGAGGTTAGAGGTAATGATGGTGACTTCAATGATATAGACACTTCCAATATTAAAAGTATGAACTCGTTATTTTATGAAATAGAAAGATTTAATGGTAATATTTCTGGTTGGAATGTATCAAAAGTTGAAGATATGAATTTTATGTTTAAAGGTGCAACATCATTCAACCAACCTATTGGAAAATGGGACGTTTCAAGTGTTGAGAATATGGGTTATATGTTTTCTGGTGCAACATCATTCAACCAACCCATTGGTAATTGGGATGTTTCAAATGTTACAGATATGAGTAATATGTTTCTTAATACATCATTTAATCAACCCATTGGTAATTGGGATGTTTCAAACGTTAAAACTATGGAATCTATGTTTCATGCTGTAGAATCATTCAACCAACCTATTGGAAAATGGGACGTTTCAAGGGTTGAAAATATGAGTTATATGTTTTTTTATGCAACATCATTCAATCAACCTATTGGTAATTGGAATGTTTTAAATGTTACAACTATGGATAGTATGTTTTATAATGCAGAATCATTCAATCAACCTATTGGAAAATGGGACGTATCAAATGTTAAATATATGAATTATATGTTTTCTGGTGCAGAATCATTCAATCAACCTATTGGAAAATGGGACGTATCAAATGTTACAGATATGAGTCGTATGTTTTTTTATACAACATTTTTTAGTCAAGATTTATCAAAATGGAATTTGGTTGAAAAAAATACAACAGATATGTTTGATGGTTGTCCAATAAAAGACGAATACAAACCAAAGATGAAACCTAATATAGAATAATATGGGAATACTTAAAACTATAACCAATGAATATTTCGGTGAGACGGTAAGAGAAGAAGACATGATAGATTTAACGGGTCTTGATGTTGAAATAGTTTCTTTCACCGACAACAATAAAAAATATCATGGAAGAGGTTATAAACCTAAAGATTTAAAAAATCTAATAAAATTATTGGAAAAAATGATTGAAGTGAGGGGTGATGAGGGTGATTTCAACGATATAGATACTTCCAATATTGAAGATATGCCTTTTTTATTTAGTGAAAAAGAAAGATTTAATGGAGATATTTCTGGTTGGGATGTTTCAAATGTTAAAAATATGAGTTATATGTTTTATGGTGCAACATCATTTAATCAACCTATTGGTGATTGGAATGTATCAAAGGTTACAGATATGAGTCGTATGTTTTATAATGCAGAATCATTTAACCAACCTATTGGAAAATGGGATGTTAGTAATGTTACAGATATGAATGATATGTTTTATGGTGCTACGTCATTCAATCAACCTATTGGTGATTGGAATGTATCAAAGGTTACAGATATGAGTCGTATGTTTTATAGTACACCATTCAATCAAACTATTGGAAAATGGGATGTTAGTAATGTTACAGATATGAATGATATGTTTGATAATGCAAAATCATTCAATCAACCTATTGGTGAATGGAATGTTAGTAATGTTAAATATATGTGTATGATGTTTCGTGATGCACTATCATTCAACCAACCAATAGGTGATTGGAATGTTTCAAAAGTTATAAATATGAATTATATGTTTTATAATGCTATATCATTCAATAAACCTATTGGTAATTGGAATGTTAGTAGTGTTGAAAATATGAGTTGTATGTTTTATAATGCAACATCATTCAACCAACCAATAGGTGATTGGGATGTATCAAAAGTTATATTTATGGAATCTATGTTTAAGTATGATACATCATTTAATCAAGATTTATCAAAATGGGATTTAACTGAAAAATATACAAGCGATATATTTTTTAATTGTCCGATAAAAGACGAATATAAACCTAAAATGAAATAACATGGGAATACTTAAAACTATAACCGAAGAATATTTCGGTGAGACTGTAAGAAAAGAAGATGGAAAAAAAATTACAGTTCATGGATGTGAAGTAATTGTTCCCCAAGATTGGGATGAAAAACGTTTTTTATATTCCGTTGAACTTGTTTTGGATACCGACGATATTACTGAATTTGTTTCAGAATATTGGTATGAACAAACAGATAATAGTAAATTTATAAACATCGAGTGTGGTAATTCATATCATCTTTGTATCTCAAAATATGAGGATATTATATCAGAAAATTATTTAACAACTGAAGATATTCCAAATGAAACAACTTTCAACTCGATTATAAAATTACTCACACATCTTTTAGAAGATGTACCTATTGATGACGAAAGAAGTAAAGATTATATCTGTTTAGTTGATGAAGGTGGAATAGATGATGCATTATATAGTGGTGAAGATGAATTGAATGAATTTGAATTACAAAGTGCTTATGATGAACTTATAGAATATTTTATAGAAGAATTTGGAGAAAAGGCAGATATATCCGAAGATGATTTACATTCAATCAAATATTATAATTACACACTTAATTTACCAATTGAATTTAAAACAATTTTATATGCAAAAGATATGGTTGAATGGTGGGACAATACTTTGTCTGAAATTAAAAAACAAGGTCCAAGAACATATTTCGGATTTGATTATGATGAGGATGATTCAGAAGGATAAAAAATAGAAATAGATATGGGTATACTTAAAAAATTGACAGACGAATATTTCAGTAAGACATTAAGAGAAGAGGATAAGATAGATTTAACGGGTCTCGATGTTGAAATTGTTTCTTTTACCGATAATAATGGTAATATTCATAAAAGAGGTTATAAACCGAAAGGTTTAAAAAATCTAAGAAAATTATTGGAAAGAATGATTGAGGTTAGAGGTAATGAGGGCGACTTCAATGATATAGATACTTCCGATATTATAAATATGAGTGCATTATTTAAAGAATATAGTACTTTCAACGGGGATATAACCGGTTGGAACGTATCAAAAGTTAAAGATATGAGTGATATGTTTTATGATGCTATATCATTCAACCAACCTATTGGTAATTGGAATGTTAGTAGTGTTCAAGATATGAGTGGTATGTTTCTTAGTGCAGAATCATTCAATCAACCTATTGATAATTGGAATGTTTCAAATGTTAAAGATATGTGTGGTATGTTTTATTATGCAGAATCATTCAACCAACCAATAGGTGATTGGAATATTTCAAAAGTTAAAAATATAAGTCATATGTTTCGATATGCAACATCATTCAACCAATCTATTGGTAATTGGAACGTATCAAAAGTTATAAGTATGACCAATATGTTTAATGGTGCAACATCATTCAACCAACCTATTGATGGTTGGGACGTATCAAATGTTACAAATATGAATTATATGTTTTATGATGCTACATCATTCAACCGAGATTTATCAGAATGGAATTTAGTTGAAAAATTTACAAAAGATATGTTTAATAATTGTCCAATAAAAGACGAATATAAACCTAAAATGAAATAATATGGGTATTTTGAAAAATATAACAGACGAATATTTCGAAAAAACATTAAGAAACGAAGATGGAAAATACCTTTATGTCGATGGTTGTAAAGTCATAGTACCGATAAATTTTGATGAAAAAATGTTTCTTGATAAAGTGCAGAAAACATTATCACACATGAATTGTACTTTTTATTCATCCGAAACTGCAAAAAAATACAAAGAAAGTGTTGAAATAGAATGTGGAAATGAATACTCCATGTTATGTTACACATATTCAACTTTGTCACAAAATATTTCAAAATATGGACTTAGATTGGTTATTGATGAAACACTATACAATTCTGTGATAAAATATCTCAGACATATTATGAAAGACCTCGATATCGTAGAGAATAATATAAGAGGGTTTACTGATTATTATATTGTGATAATAGATGAAAAGTCTTTTCCAGATATTGATAAGGTTATAAAATTTGGTGAAGATTCAGAACTTTCAAAATTATGTGAAAAATTTAAGAAAGAATTTAAAGAAATAGTTGGTTCTGGTGATATGTACATCACAACAAGACACAATAAATCTATTTTATTGAAAATGGAAGATTTTATGTTTAGTGTTGACTTGAATAGAATGAGACATGTGAAAGAACTTAGAGAATGGTGGATAAAAGAATGTACAAAAATAATAGACAATGAAAACAATTCAACCACATAAATATACTATATAAAGAACGATAAATATGTCAGAAATACATATCGAAGAAATTAAAAAATCCGACAACATAAAGCAGTTCATGGAAAAGTGTAACGATAATTTTTCATCAATTGCTCGAAATGGAGGTGGTCCGAGAGGTGCAAACGGTGAAACTGGAGCAACAGGTGCAACCGGAAAACGTGGTCACGAAATACAAGTTTTCGATGTTTACGACGAAAGTGTAGACCCAAGTATGTTGAAAAATTTCAACAACAAAAAAGCATCGTACATAATCCAAAACTCAGATAGGGAATTTGAAGAAGACGACTTTGTTTTCTTCACAAACGGATATATCGGTCATATCACCAAAAGTGAAGAAGATGGTACATTTGTTTCAAATATAGACAATTTGACAAATCTTAAAGGACCACAAGGTGAAAGAGGTGAACAAGGGGATGCAGCGTCACCTCAGTTTGATGTTGTTGATAATATTCTGATAATGAGTTCTCCATATACACAACTCATCCTACCAAAAGGTGAAAAATTAAAAGATATATTACAATATACACCAACAAATACTTTGTGTATAAAAGAAGATATTGGTTTCATTTCTAACAGAAGTGTACAGAGTTCAATTAAGGCAGACAATACTGAATTTAAAATGTCATCTCAACTTCCACTTACAATTGGAACATTGCAACCAATTACAATAGGAGACGCCGGAAGTGGTAGAAGTTCAAGTCTCGTGACTATTACTGGTGATGAGGTAAAGATAAATTCGAATGGTTCAGTGAATAACATATCTGTTGAACAATCTTCAATAAAAATTTCAGGTGACACCAAATTTCAAAACAACGTCGATATAACAGGCAGATTAAAAGTCACTGGAAATATCTCGACAACATCTTCAGTAACATCATCTATTATAAATACCAATTCATTATCAATAAGTAATTTAAGTGGTATTAACTATGTAAAGGTCGATAACTCATCTGGTTTTGATGTCGGTGGAGTCATGTCAGTTACACCAACAAAACAAATAAGGTTGTCATCTGCTGTAAATGTTACTGGTATGATAATGAGTTCAAAAGAGATAAAAGCAAATAATGGTGATGAACAAGTGTATCTTGGTATTCCAAAATATACACTTATGCTATATCCTAGAACAAAAAAGACACCGAAGCATTGGGAATCACTCAATACTGCTATTATTATGTCAAATGTAACAAGTAAACCGACGCCATATACTACGAATATGGATGGAGTAAATATCAGGTTTAAATACACAGATTCAAATAATGAAACAAAATATTACAGAATTCCAAACTACCTTTCAAATATAGGATTCTTAAATTTAGTTCAAGCGGCTTCATCAAATTTAAATTTTGATAATTTTGGTTCCGGAACGATAATAATAAATGGAGGTTCAACATCCGGTGGTGGAGGTTCAACATCTGGTGGTGGAAGTGTTACACCAGGTGGTGGTTCAATATGGGGAGGTGGTGATATTGATATAGATATCGACGATGATAATCCAACGGGTGGTGACGAACCATTGGTACCGGTTATTCCAACACAGAGAAATTATGCTGCATTGTTAATGAAAGAAATACTTGTTGGAGACACAACTGCTGTACAAGATATGACTGGAATATTCACTATAATAAAAAATGAGATTACTGGAACAACTTCATTCATATTCCCAGTTCCACCAAGACCATCGAATGTATTTAAGTGGATTTTCAAAATAGACTAAAAAAAGAGGTGAGTACTCACCTCTTTTTTTTTATATCTTCTTTATCGTAAAACTAAATCCAAAATCTTCTTTATAACCAGTTTTCAAATTATATGTAATAAGTTTGTCGAATTTATTGTTTGTTAGTTTATTGACAGAGAATGTATTCACTCTTTTGAAATTCTTATTCATCTTTTCGTTATTCGTAAGAGATATGTATGTGACATAATCATTGTCTATTTTGCTGTCATGTATTCCAACTTTTTTACCATTTATCCACATTGTAATACTATCCAAATCATACAATCCTACAATATTTTTTTCAACATAAGACTTTATATCATCTTCTATCGTAGTCTTGTCTTTATATGAGTAAATTGGATTAACATACTTTTCAAAACTTTCTCTCAATGGACTTTCTTTTGAAAAATATCTAACGAGTCTATTATACAGAAACAAATAGAATTTAACACTATTTCCATTCACTTCCTTGTGCATAATGTCAAAATCAAGATTTCTCGAATCTACGATATAATCGTCATCCCATTCAACATCATCGTTGAACGTGTCTATCGTTATCTCTTCCGGAACATGAATGTATTTGCTTCCAAACATAGAAAGATTGTTCAATGTCGCCAATGTACCGGAAGACAATTCTGACAAATTCAAATCAACTTGTGTAGTGAAGTAGTCTTTATCCCAATTACTTTCAAACACATTATAATCTCTGTAATCCAAAGCAAATTGTCCAATTGCTGGATACAACGGATTCATCATAGTGATTATCTTGTCTGGAGTTTCTTCATTAACCTTATGGAACCATAAATTTCTTATCTTTCCAAAACTTCCATATATGTCTTTATAGTCAGTGTCAAATTTAGTATTTGAAAACTTATATGTATTTCCACCATACTTATAGTCATCGAAAACTACGACCATATTGAATATCGGATTGTAATATCCAGAATAACGATTTATAGTCTTTAAATTTATGTCATTAATATTACCCTTCAATGTAATTTCAGAACAGCACGGAGTACTGAATCCACTCTCAATTACAATCTGTGGAGTACTTGTGAAGACATCGTATGTGTTGAACGAATAAGGGTCTTCAATTTCTATCTTGTATATGTCATCAGACGTTGAATAGTATGATACATTACTTGTCACCACATCATCATGCACTATTATGTCATCGTTTATATTCTTCTTGATGTTGTATGTTGACAAAGACTCAAAAACACTATAAAAGTCTTTGAATACAAGTGACTCACCGGTGTTTGCATCAAAGATATTTTGAAAAACAATATCAACAAACATATTTCCACTTCCAACATATATATCAGTCGATGTGAAATCATTAGATATATAGACAATACCATCACTGTTAACAATGTCGGAATACTCATATCTTCTTGTGTTTTCAAGATTGTGGACAATGACTTTCACAATCGAATCTGGTTCGTCAATATTGTTCATCATCATCCTAACAGACTGATTTGTGACATTCACTTGCTTTATATCCACCCTTCCTATTTTGTTGGGTTTCACTCCGAAAACATCATCTATAGGTATATTTGTCACCGTGATAGTTTCACTTTCAGTATTGTTGGTTATTGGAAGTGCAAGAAGACCATAACATCCACCATATATATATGCTTTACAGAAATCATCAATACTATAAGTATTGTAAAGGTAATATTCACTGTCCTCATAGTTGTCAGTAGTTATACCACCACTCAACGTATTAACTATGACAAAACCCACTATAAACTTGAAAGTGTCGTTCTTTACAAAATACACCTTGTTGCTCACATATATCGACGGAAGTTCTATCGGTATATATAAAAATGTGAATCTATAATCATTGAAATCACTGCTATATATCTCGTTATCATCAATTATTTTTTTGATATTGAATTTCACACCTCTGAACAAAGTTGATGAGAATCTATCTTCACCACCGAACTTCATTCTCGAATACTTCTTTGTAAATCTTTTGTTATCATCTGTTTTTCGACAGACGAGTTTTTCAAAATTATCAACATCTGTATCCATGAAAATATCAACACATCGTTTAAGAAAAGACTCATAAACCGTACTTCCATTGATTTGCTGGTATGAATATATTCCAATATTGTCATACACATACTGATAATTGTCACCACTACACATTGATTCATCCTTTGTCACATAATATGGCATCGAATGTGTGTGTTCATGTATTGAATGTTCAAATGTAAATGTGTTTGAAGAAAGATTACTCGTATCGAAAACTTTACTCATATTAAGACGATATGAGTTTTCACAACTATCTTTTTCATCATCATAATATCCCCATTTATTCACATAAGGAACACTTTTATTCTCAGTTGATAACTCAGGAATAAGATTTTCCATGAAATACTCATACTCACTTTCAATAGGTCTTCCATCCGAATCCCTCAAATATCCGTTTGCAAGTGTCATTACACTACTTCTCTCATATTCAACATTCTCATTCACAAACATGTCTTTTGATTTCTCTTCCATTTTTTTACATTCATCAACAAATGCACGGCAACTTCCATAGTTTGAAAATACTAAATCAAAGTCAAAATCAAACACGGGGAAGAAACTCAAAATACCGAACTTTGGATAGAATCTATCAACTATTTCAACCATATTTGTGTTGGAAACAGACACGAATTGTCCGTTATCATCCGTTGATACTTCATAGTAGTCGTTCTCAATTTCATCATTCTCATTTACAAATGGAACACACGATACGATTTTTGCATTTTTCTTATTATCGTCTCCACTTTTCAAATATCTATCATTTGTAAACTGTCTTTTATCGCTTGCATTTATCTTGAAAACACACCCCTTTGTACTGCATCCACCCTCAAGATGTCTCGTGTTTCCATTTATAGTGATACGATTGTTTACTATCAAAGAATTGTCCGGAACGATAGCATAATCCAATCCTACATTTTCATTGGAATATACACACCTTAAAACAACATTTGTATCTTTATATATAGCATCAAAGAAATGCTCCTCATCATCAAGTGAATTTATACAATCACACAAAGCCTTCGTCATATCTTTCAGTGTTCCTCGTGTCGAGAATTTGGTTCCTTCAAACTGTCCAATTCCAAGTGGATTTGCATCATCTTCGGTCACTGCTGTGAATGTCTTATACACAGTACCGTCTTTGTAAAATCTTATTTCTTCACCTTGTCTAAACTTCTTGTTTATCGTGAAAGCAAACTCAGATTTACCACCACCATTTACCCTTTCACAATACGATGACACACTGTCGTTTTCAAAACCACATATTGTACTGAGGTCAAATTCTTTGTCGGTTATCTCAACTATTTTTGTGTTATCCATGTCAAAATAGTTGTCATACATGTCATACACTTGGTGTATTCCGTTGAACTTATCTTTGATATAGTAGAATGAGAGTTTATCCGTTCTATCATAATTGTATGTTCCAAGTTCTTCAGTTTTGTCAAAAACAAGTCTTATATTTTTGTAACCACTTCTATTTAAAACTGTTTTTTCCAATAATTCTTCAGGTTTACTTACGATGAATGCATTACTTCTATATTTTGCTTCAAACTCAAATAAATCTATATCATTACAATATAAACCAAAATATCTTGCAAACTTATAATTCTCAGTATCATTATCATCAAAAAGGAACTCAAAGTTTATGATGTATGGGAAAATCAAATTATTTCTTTTGAAACCACTCGTAATCCATTCATCGGAATGAAGTATTGTGTTATCGTTTTCAAGAAGTTCTGTTCTAAAATTCTCAACCTTAGAAGTCATCACACCATGTTTCTTATCGATACCATAATATGTTATCTCGTTTGACGAAAAATTAACATATATAGACTTATCGAACTCAAAACCTGGTTGTTCGATATATTTTTTAATGTAGTTACCTATTGGTGTTCCTTCTCTCAAATCAAAACTCTTGACTATCTTTGCATTGCTAATTATATCAGTATTGATATTAAACTCATCATCAATGGGTTTTCCATTCTCATCGAAAGTAAGATTAAAATTACTCGGACCATCTACCTTGAATATGACAAAATAGTTTGGGAGCTTCTTTCGTAGATACAATGGTGCTATAAAACCAAGTTCCTGTGGGTACTGTTTTGAATCAATACTTTCTGCACCACACCAGTACATGGTTTCAAACTGTTTGTCATAATTGTCACATATTGAAAAATCAGATTCTTTCTGAAAGACATCATAAGCGGACTCAAATGTTCCAAGAAGAAAATTTCGAATATCCCTGTTAAACGGAGATGTTCCTTTAATACTCACATTTTTATATTTTTGTGTGACGAGAAGTGAATTAGCATTATATGACTCCAAGTACATATTTTTCCCATCATACATAAGTTTTGTGTTTGTTGTCAAAAGTGGATTGGTTCTCACAAGCTGCATACTCACATCATCATCCAATCTAGTGTATTGTCCGTTAAATATCTTACTCATATCTATATATTTTATATGGTATTTATGGGTATAAAACAAAAAGAAGGTTCCTATGAAACCTTCTTTTTAAAATAACCGAATTGTATTTATTTTGATTTTAACAAAGTTATCATTTATTATTTTTGATAAAACATATTCAACCATTTGGTGTGGTACAGCATTTCCATATAATTTGTATTGTATATATGGTGATACTGCCTTACAGTGGTCATCAGGAAAACCTTGAAGTCTTGCATATTCAACATTAGTGAGTCTCCTGTATCTATCACCAACCTTATATCTCTCATAATGCCTACTTGTTGATGCTGTTAATGTTGGTGATACACCGTCTGTTCCAAAAATAGTGTATCCCATTCTTGCACCACCGTTCTGATTATAGAGAACTCTCACACCATTACATAATTTATTCACATATACACTGTTTTTAATTCTTTTAATGGTATCATCCGTATAGTCATAAATGTCAGATATATCTGACATTTTTTGTAGAATATCATTCAAACTAACTTCACATTCAATATGTTCATCGACTTTGTATGTAATACATCTACCATTATATGCCATACCCCAATTTTTGAAATTGTTTGATTCGATAATATTATCCCAACACTCATATGTTGAAATTTTATCAACATCATCACATAAAAAACAATCCAAAACATCGGAAATAAGATATGACTCATTATACTTTCTATCCTTTGAACCTACTATAATAATTCTTTCCCTATGTTGTGGTAATCCAAATTCCAGTGCATTAAAAACTCTCCATTCTATCTTATATTCCAAATCACACAATGCAGACAGAATTGTCCGGAAATGTCTTCCTTTTTGCATAAAAAGAAGACTATTGACATTTTCAAGCACAAAGAAATCTGGTCTTTTATTATCGACTATCTTTATAATAGTCTCAAATAATGTACCACGATAATCATCTATCCCTTTCTTTTTTCCGGCCCTACTGAATGGTTGACAAGGGAATCCACCGGTTAATATATCATGGTCTGGTATTTTATCAATAAGTGTGTTTATATCACCTTGTACAATAGAATTTTCACCAAAATTATCCTTATAAACCTTCACTGCATTTGATTCCATATCATTTGCCCACACAGTATCTATACCAAGATTGTCACATGCAAGTCTAAAGCCACCTATTCCGGCAAATAATTCTATTGCTTTATAATTATTTTTTATCATAACAAAAATACATATAAAGAATCTGCATGGACTGTAAATTCAACAACATAAACTTTACAACCCCACATAAGTATCTTCAACGAATAAATTCGGAAGTGTTCCAGATAAATTTGGAAGATATACCATCATCACAGGCATTTGTCTCAAACTATATGAACATTCAACATCATTTTTTGAGAACTCTATCTCGTTTTCAGTAACATAATCTACAGAGCCACTCATATCAATAAGTTTTCCAAAATATATAATATCTTTTTTTAGTGGGTCAAAATAATCCGCCGTATACTTATTTGTTACTTCCACACACACCTGTGAAGTGAATCTAACACACCTTTGCAATGGTATACAAAAGTATTCACCATCTTGTTTTAACTTATATGTCTTTCCTATTTCTATGTTTTCCATTTAAGATAAAAGTTTAGTTTCTAACTCATTATACAAAATATCTTCCATCATCTTGAACATTTTAGTTCTCGAATCGAGAATTCTTCTGTCTATTGATATGTTATTATTGTTATACAATTCTTTACATTTTTCACATACAAAATTTTCAACATCGTTTCTTCTCTTGTCTGTATATATTTTATCACCACAGATAGCACACTTCCATTCAATTAAATTACGATTTCTCTCATATATTGCTCGGTCACATATACAATTAAATAAAGGGTCGAAAATTAAATCCAATTCTTGATTTTCAACCCTTTGTATCAAAGTTTTCTTAAATTTTTTAAGTTCAAGTTCTTCAATTATCCCCATAAAAGTCCCCCTAAAAAACAAATCGATAAAAAAGCAATAATTAACAATAAGACATTCTTAAATGTAAGATATTGTTTTTCAAGTATGTATGCTGGAGTAAAAACTATAAGATAACCGTGTTCAAATGTTTTTCCATCATCCTCTTCAAGAGGCTTCAATGAGTATGCAAGAAGGTCTATTATATTGTGTTTCACAAGAATGTTTTGAATTTCAGTCAATTCCTCACGTAGAATTATTTCATCTTCTTGAGAACCTAATTCTACTTTAACATCCCTGTTGATTACTTTATATATACGACCAAACCAATCCGATTTAAGACCATGTTTGAGGAAATCTTCCTTATTTTTTTTATAGACCATTCTAACTTCATGCCACACACGACACTCATTGATAAAATTTTTAATCCACATGTTATTATAAAATATTTTCAAAGTATTTATTAACAACTTTTGCAATCTTTTGAATATGTGGGTGAGCATGTTTTTCAAGTCTTCTGAACAACCACATCTTCCAATCCAAAGTATATGCACACATCATAAACTCAGTCTTTACGTCTAGACTAAGCACACCACGTGCATCTTCCGGTTTCCAGCCTTTATTTATCAAGATAAGATAACTTTTCTCCGCCTCTTTTAACGCTTTCTCATAAATGTTCCAATCATCCGAACAAAATCTTAAAAAACTAATTTTGTCTTCAAGACTCCATTCATTTAAATCAAAAGGCATCGTCTCACCACAATTTCTTCGTATAATATCTTCTTTATTTAACTTATCAATAAGTTCATAAAACTTAGAAGGTAATGAAAATGTAATACTTTGGTCAAACTTATTTTGAGCATAATTGATAAATCTAGTCGATTCCTGAGCATAGGAAATACCCCACACACCACGATGTCTTTCAACAGACTGACTTCCAACTCTATCCATAATGAACTTGAAGCAATATCTCTTATGATGATTCTTTGTAGGTTCACACCAATATTTCAAATCAGACTTCCAGTCTTTGTCGAATTTGTTCTCTATGGCTTCAACGGGGTCTTTATAACCGCCTTGCATAATTGTTCTATATGTAGTTGTGACATATACACCTGAAAATTTCCATCTGACTCTCGAATACCTGTCAAAAATATATTTGAGATATTTGTGAATCTGAAATATGTTATACTTCAAATACACTGTTCCAAATTCAAGTACAGATGTATGTCCAGACGGGATTATGACATCTTCTATTATTCTATGTGCAGAACCATCTTTGATAAGATTTTCGGTTTTGTAACAGATACGGGCCGCTTTCTCCATCATTTTGAACATACCCTCTATACCAGGTTCTTGTTCAATAAAATCTACTTTATCCTCTAAATATTTCATATATTAAATATAACAAAAAAACCATAAATAATATATATTTACATTCTTAAAATGAATAACATTTTAAATTTTGACGACTATCTTCTCGAGTCCAACAGTATTTACACATTGACACCGGAAGTTAAAGCAAAACTTCTTGAACTCGACGAAAAATACCATAAACTCATAGAAAAGTTCAGAACAAAATATGTTGCAACGACTTGTTCAAATTTAAAAGAAGAGTTTGACAAATTTATTTCTGCAAAGAATATGGGTCAAAAATATTATCCACAACTCGAAATAGAAAACTCAAACGTTGACAACAAACTGATGGAAAACTTTGAAAAACTGAAAGATGAGTTCAAAAAAATAAAAGACGATTGCTACATAGTTAAGTTTTATTTAGAAAAAATAGAAGGTATGCTTGAAGGATTGGAGTTAAGAAAACAACTTGAAACCGGAGATTATACAACACCCGATAAAAATCCAGTAGATAAAAGTTTATATGAAGAGGCATTAGAATGTATAAAAAACAATCCATATAAAAAACCTGACTTCAAAAACGATAGAAACATAGAAAGTGACAAATGTCTTGAAGAAATAGAAGATGCTCTTGATGAACTTGGATACAACTTTGAAGTTCAAATAGACGACAATATGCTTCCAAGAATGAATGTCAAGATGGGAAGGGTGAATGTAAATAGAAAATCAAGATTTTCAGAAGACGACATTGATGGTCTTATTGCTCACGAAATTAAAGGACATGTCGGAAGAAGATATTACGGAAAGGAAACTGGTCTGTGGTTGTTTGCTTATGGTTTGCAGTCAAGTTCAACATACGACGAGGGTCTCGCCGTATGGAACTCATTGAATCTCGTAAAACACAAAAAAGACAACGTGATGTTCAATATTGCAATGAAGACTTGTGTTTCATACTTGATGTTTGAAATGGATTTCTGTGACTTGTTTGACTGGGTGAAAAAGAAAGCGCCTACGATGACAGATTATACCGCTTTCAAAATAATCGTAAGACCGAGAAGACGAAACAAGGACTGTGAAATAAAATCCGGTGAACCTATGACGACATATTTCAAAGGATATAATATGGTGAAAGATATGGACAACAAGATGAGAGATGACATTCTTCACTACAATATCGGACCAAACCAGATATTTGAACTTGAAAACATAAAGGAGTTCTTGAAAGTGAATAAATTCAAAAAAATACAATAAATATAATATATATACAAAAATTTTAATATGATAAGAAAATTTAGTGATTTTATAACAGAATCTGATGAAAGTTCCAATGGAATTGTAACATATAGATGGTTTGATTATTTCAAAAACACATGGGTAAGTACTAAATGCAGAATAATTTCAAAAACCGATAAAACTGCTAAAATAAAACTTATTGACTTCGGTCCAAAAGGTGCTGGTCCAGGAACAATATTAACAAGAGTACATTTGTCTTCATTAAGTGGTTTTGATAAAAAAACACAACAAAAAGAACCGGATTTGTCTTGGAGAAAGGCCACAGACCCGGATTGGGACAAAGAAGATAAAGACGAACTTAACGAAAGTAAAAATTCAGTAGAAAAAAATTCTGAGGCAAAAAATCTTGTAGAACTGACAAAGAAGTATGTCAAAGATGATGATATGGAAAACGCTGGAAAAACTTGGTGTATGATTTATGACTTATACGAAGATATGTACAACGAAGATGCACATACTGAAGAAGAAAGATTGGAACTATTCACAGATTTTCAAGAAATTATGAGAAGTTTTACAAACGATGAAGTTTTCAAAATTACAGATTATTTGAAAAAACAATATTATTATAAAAAATAAAAGAGGAAACAGAAGTTTCCTCTTTTTTTATTTTATATTATAAAAAGCGTTACAAAGTTCTTCAGAAGCATATATAACACGTAATGTAATTTCACATGCCATTTCATCATCAATATCATTAATCATGACTTTGATTAGTTTTGACTCCGTATCACAACTAGCATCATCGATATAACCCGTACAATCTTCCATCAAATTTTTACACCCATCTATAAAATCTTCACATGAGTATATATTACCAATTGTAAAAGTATCCGTTACTCTTTCATCATATTTAGCATCAGTAATCTCTATTGCAATATTTTCCATTTCATCAAATAGAAATGTATCCATATTACGATTTTCATTTATAAATTTTTTAAAATCTTTTATCATAATTTGTTTATATCATTATTTATGATTTTATTTTTTTCTTCAACTCATACAAGTCTTCAAGATACATCTCTTTGGTACCCTTCTTCATAAACTCCATAATCTGCTCTTTTTTTGCTTTCGCTTTCTGAAGTAGTTCCTCGTATTTTTCTTTTGTGAGTGAATATATCGGCATCGACAAAAGATAGTTGTAACTATCGTCTATTAACTTATAATCGTTCTTTGACAACCAAGAAACAATCTCATCCTTTGGTTTGTTGTTTATTGTTAATTTCTTGTCAATTATAGATTTAATGAACTTCGCCTTCATGTTTATCACATCAAGTTCATCATTCCATTTGTTGATAAAATATTCCTTTCTCTTTTCATAGTACTTGATTCTAAAATCAACGAAATATGAAAGTATATCCTCTGCACAGTCAAATATCTTCAACTTTTCATTCTCATCAATCGTCGTGAGATTCTCGGTAACGGAGTCGTTTATCTTCAAAAGTTTTTCAAGTTTCTCTTTATTAGATACTATTTTGTCAAACTCTTCCTTTTTGAATTTCAAAACATAGTCAACACTCGACGATGAATTGTTGTCGTAGTCACGAAGTATTTTGTTTTCAACGAGTTCATCAAGATAAGACTCATATTTTTCAAAAGTGATGTCTGGTGGAAGTTCAGTAACGTGTATCTCTGGTTTTCTGTCTGAAATCTCATACTTACCGTGAATATACCACTTTTTCTTGTTTTCTGTATCACGAACCCACTCACCTGAAAACTCAGCCAACCAAGGTTTTAATTCCTTTATCTTCTTACCCTCTATATAGTTGATGCAATTATCTATTACATCCTTCGGATTACGGTTTAGAATATTGGAAGCAAAACCGACAGCGATACCCGATGAACCATTCAGAATGATTGTCGGTACAATCGGAAGAAAATATTTAGGTTCAATCTCGACACCCTCATCAATTTGATTATCGAGTAGTTCGAAATCCTTGTAAAGATTTCTGAAATTCTGTGATAGTTTCGTTGATATATAACGAGGGGCACCTGCTGTTGTTGAACGGAGAGTACCATACTGACCGATACCTTCGAGAAGTGGGAGTGAGTTCTTGAATGTCTGACCCATTCCTGTCACGACATCGTTTGCAGAAGCATCACCGTGATGGTAGTAAGCATCTGCCGCCATCTTACCGACAAACTGGAACACCTTCATCGGTTTCTCGTTACCTGTCTTCCATATCTTATCTGCAATATAGACAACCTTTCTTGCTGTCGGTTTCAATCCATCTATCACAGACGGTATTGCACGATTCTCAATTACATCAACCGAATATTCCTTGACTTCCGTATTAAGGAAGTCTGATACATTTTTAGTCTTCAATAAACTCATCAAAATTTAAAATATAACACTTACCTTCTGAAACTGGTTTTACACCAATAATCTCTGGTATATTTTTTTGACCATTTTTGTTTGCAGAGTGAACAAAGTATTTTGGTAATTCAACTTTCTTTCCATTACAAAAACCTACCAACCACTTTGCACAGTCCTCTCCGTTTGGGTATTCAGAACCCTTTGGAATCTTGTTTCCTTTTTTCAAATCTCTGTCAAATGATATGAACTCAGGCAAACCATTCTTTTCTATATATTCAGTAAACTCATCAAAGTTTTTACACCAAGTGAATTTTACTTCATATTTTTTGAATATTTCCTTTTCATAGAATGATTTTGTTCTCAAAAAAGCACCACTTTTACTTTTCTGTTTCAAATATTCCTCTGGGTCTCTTTCGTCATCTAACCAAAGTATATTCAAGGTCTTCATATATTTTTAATTATTTTATATGAAGTATTTATGGATTACTTCAACAATTTCTCTTTCCTCTTATCTGCATCCTTACCGAACCAAGTTTCAAGTTCATCCAATGCACAGTCATCGAGTTCATAGTAATATATTCTCGGATTCTGGATGAGTTCCTTGTATTCATCGTTTTCCAATGCCGAAAGACCCTTATAGTAATCTATATCCCATTTCTTCGGGTCGTTTTTCTTACACCATTCGTCAAACTCACTTTTGTAGTAGAATTTCTCTGACTTTCTTCCTTGTCTTGCTATCAAAACCGGTGTCTCAATTCTTGCAATTCTGTGTTCCCTGATAAGTTCAGGCCAATAGTAGGAAAAGATGTTCAGGAGCAATCCGGCAATATCTGCACCGTCTGTATCTGCATCGGTCAAAATATGAATCTCGTGTATTCTCAAATTGTCTTGGAAAACTTTTGTACCACGATAAATAAAAGGACTCTTTCCGAACTGCAAACCCATTGCCGCCATAATTCCCTTCAATTCCTCATTTGCACGAACCTTATCCTTAGATGACACTCTAACATTCAATATCTTCCCCCTGATTGGAAACAATGCTTGTGTATTTGGGTCTCTGAACTTACGGAAACCGGCAGCAGCCGAGTCGCCCTCAGTGATTGACAACGAAGTCTTACTCTTTTTTAAGGTACCCGCCCATTTACAATCAACAAGTTTTTCAACCTTTACCTTTGCAATAGTCTTGTTTGCCTCTCTCTCCGCCTTATTGTCG